CTTGAAGTTTGATAACTTCTTGAGCATATTCTTCTTCTAGTGCTTCAATTCTTGCTGCTGCAACTGATTCAACTGCTGCTTCAAAAATTGTCGTTGCTTTAGTTTGAAACTCTTCTGAAAGTTCTTCACCGTTAAACAATGCATCCATATGTTCTTTAACCCCTACTGGATTCTTGTCTGAACCTTTTTGAAGTTCTGTTCCAGCATTATTGCGTGATGAATCAGGATTTTCTGAACCACCAGCTGAAGGTCCACCATTTGCAACCTTGCCGCCAGATTCTTTCTTACTCATACCAACCTTAAGTCTAGCATTATCACCATTATCATCAGTAGCGCCAGATGAAGGAGGGGCAGCAAGTTTACCTGCAGCACCTTCTTTGCGTGAAAGACCAGCCTTTAATTTAGCAGTTTTGCCAGCATCACCTGCTGAATCACCACCGTTAGAAACTAATGTGCCAAATGGATCATTACCTTCTTTAACTTCTACTTTATTCTTCTTACCGCTATCTTTAGAATAATCTGTTTGACCATCATCAGATCCATCACCATCACCATCGGTATCTTGTCCATCTTCATCACCATCTGGTTCTGAATCATCTGTTGAATCTTCAGCTGAATCATCATCATTAGAATCACCATCATCTTCGTCAGTGATAGTAGTACCGCCTTTAGTTTTGATGGTTTCTTTACCTTCTTCTAAATCTTCGATGGATTCTTCTGAAAGAAGCTCGTCGCTGCTATCTTGCTTTGCTTCCATCAGTGTCTTAATGCGTTCTTCTAAAGTCATGTTGTAACTCCTTGTTTATCTATGATAATATTTATTAAAAGTGGGTTTTCACCCTCACATTAAAATCCATCAATAATGATTGTTGTATTACTTAGTTTTTAATTCTTCTATCAACCTTGAAAATTCTTTAATGAATCTCGCTTCGTCAATACGATTTTTTGCTTTATCAATAGTCATTTCAATAATACGACCATCATCAAGCATTTTATAATCAACTGATTCCATAATACCATTTACCCAACATCCAGGACCTGAGGGATCTGATACTAAATCAATTGCTGAAATGAAAAAATCATTTTTAACATAATTTTGTCCATTTTTCTCGTAAATAGAACCTAAACCACGAGTTGAAACTCCAAGTTTGATTCCTTCATCAATAAGACTTTTTGCAATAATTCCCATAGGAGTTTCCATGATCTTTGCACGACCATTAACATAATTACCTTCCATCTTAAGATTTTCAATAACATGTGAAACTCGATCAAGATTAATACCAGGACCTTGTGGATGATTTAATTCACCCATAGCGCGTTTTTGTGAAATATATTCACTGCCATATTTTTGTAATGCTGCTTCCATAACATCACCTGGATATATACGACCATTGCGATTTGGTTCATTAGCAGTTGCCCATCTTCCTTCGACGTAATATTTTTTGCCTTGTTGAGTATTTTCAACTAAACATTCGATTTCTTGATCGACAAATTCTGATAATAGTTTCATGATTGATTCCTTAAAATACTGTTCTGAATGCTGTTACTTTTCCTAATGCACCACCAACCGCAACAGTGAAATTCAAACGACCATAAACATATGGCTTAGAAACATCAATGATTGCAGATTGATTAGCAGTAAGTGCTGCAGATGCGGGTGATCCAGCATCAACCCAATTTACACCATTTAATGAAGCTTCAATTTTTGCAGTAACAGTACCAGTACTATTTGTAACGATTTGAACTGCACCAGATGGATAAGAACCCCAACCCCATGTAAATGATTCTTGTGGTCCCGTTGCTGTAGCATTAAAAATATTAGTATAAATCTGTCCTGGGACTCTAATTTTTGAATTAGTGCAAGCAATAGTAAAATGAGTACTATCTGCTACTGTAACAATCGCACCAGAAAATTGAACTGGAAATTCCTGATCCATAAATGTTACAACATCAGTTGCAACTAATCCATGTGGTGCTACTGTTTCGATAGTAAGAACATCAGCTAACCATGATTGTGTCTTTACAGTAATTGTTCTTGTTATTGGATATACTTTTCTTGAACTCATTTAAATTTCCTCTTCGTATGAACCTTCTTTGAATCCATTAAAATATTGATCAGCAACTTGAACTTTGTGATCTTCTAATCGATCTGAAACTTTTTGACTAATAACAGCTTGAAATAAATCTGTTGCTGTAGCAACATCATTTTTTGCAATTGCTCCAAGCATTTGTTCTATATTTTCTTTAATTATCATAATTAGTTTCCTTTACCTTGAAATGGATATTTGTCATCTTGCCCATCATCCTGAGGTGCAGCATATGGATCACCACCGTCTGGTGTGCCACCGCCCATCATAGGATCACCGCCACCCATTGATGGATCACCACCCATTGATGGATCACCACCCATCATAGGTGGCTGCGCCATTTGTTGTTGACTCCAGAATTGTGCAGTTGGATCATCCTTCTCTGAATCAATTTCTTCCTTCATTTGTTCAATATCTTCATCAGTCATCTGTAATACATTCTGTTGGATCCATTCTTTACTAAAATAATTACCAACATACATATTAGCACTTTGTAACATTAAAAATCTTGAATTCCAAATATCTTGATTTTTTAATTCAGCAAAATAATTATCACGTTGATATCTAAAACGCAATTTTTCAACAATCTCTTCCCACTCTTCATTATTTATAATTCCCTTGAGAATCAATTGTACTTTTAATGCTTCATAGAATAAAACAGAAAATTTACGACGAAGTTTCTCAATAAACTTTTGGAACTTTAATTCATCTCGTGTAATTTCATTTCCACGACCTATCGAAAAACCAGTTTCAGATTTCATTCTAGAAATAGGCACATTTAATGCTTGATACATTTTTTCTTGAAATTGTATAAGAACATCAATTTGTCCCTGAAGATTTTGAGCACCAGGTAATGTAGTAATTTCAGTACCCTTGCCACCATCTCGTCTCGGCATCCAAAAATCTTCAAGCATGCTCATATATTTTTTATCATCACGAACTTCACCAGTTTTTGCATCATATACCATCTTGTTTCTATAACGATTCATCAAATCTTTCACATATTGTTCTGCTTTAAGTTTTGGTAAATTTCCCACATCAACATAAAATATCCTACGTTCAGGAGCACGAGCAATAGTGTAAACAACAGTTGCATCTTCCAACATCCTTAGCTGATTAATGGGACGAATTGCTTTATGTAGGTATGACAGACAATTACCATTTTGATTCTGTGTATCAAAATGGCCAGACGGGCAATATATAATTGAATCTGGACTTATTTTAATTCCTTGTACTGATGCAGATGTACTTGTGTTTGTTGAAACCGTTGATGACAATGCACCAAAACCTGCTTCGTTATACACATAATATTCTACAACATTTTTAACAGCATCAACTCCCATTGGAGTTTTTTCACGAATTACTTCTTTTACTTTACGAATTTTTGTTGATTCTAATGGACGCAGATCTACAATACCTCTATTTGGATTTGCTTTATCTACAATAATTTGATAGAATAATCTTCCATCAACATACCAACGTCTAAAAATATCTGATGACATTGATGTATATTTGAGTTTATTGAGAATGTCTTTAAATTCATTTTCGATCTTCATTTTTAGATTATCTGATATGTCTAGATCATCTAAAATAACATCAATTTGGGGTGTATCATTTTCATGTGGTATTGCTTCATTGATAATATCTTGAATAGCAATATCGACTTCTGGATATAATGCCATTTGACGATATAATGTGATTGCTGCAATATCACTCTTAACGGCACCATCAATGTCCATATAGACGCCATAATAAGCGCCACCAATAGACGGAGAGACGATGGTTGAGCCATCGTCATTGTAGGGTGTCCCTACAGCAGCAGATTCGTCTTCTGCTGCAGGGATTTTCTCTATATTTAATCCAAAAAAATTTTGGATATATTGTTGTGCATCTTCAAATAACTTCATTTTATTCTTTCATAACAATGTTTAAAATTCAATTAGAACAACTGGCGATTTAAATTTGGGAAATTAAAATTAGTATCAAACCAAGCATAAACTAATGTTACCTGGAAATCCTCAACAACATCATTGTTATTAAACGCCAATGGAATTTCAGCAATGTTTGTGGGCCACGTTCCAACAAATCTATAAGATTTGAGTGCAGCACCATTTCTATCTAATTGATGTACCATCATATCAGCTGAATATGCTGTTGGTGTGGTAACACCTGTATTATAGACTAAATCATTTACTGAATTTGACCATGATTCAAAAGCATTTCTAATCGCAAAGTCTGTATCATTAAGAATCGTTACAGTCCATGGATTAAATCGTCTTTCGCCTGCTAATGGTAATTCGCGTCCTCTGAAATAAACTGGTGCAACACCTACTTCAAAACTAGGTAATGAAGCGGCAGTACACATAAATTGGGCCTTGCGGCCCGCTAATGCAGCATTGACTGCCAATCCAACAGGGAAAGTTAATTCCACACGAAATTGGTTGGGACGAGCGCCCCCTCCAATTAGATTTGATTTAAATTCTTGTAGTGACATACTTATCTCCTATTATCCACCAATTACGGTACTAAAATTAACACCTGTCTTAGTTGCAATAAAGTTAAGATAGATAAAGTTAATCGAACGAGCGGGCTTAACATATATATCTGCAATAAATTCATTGCGATCAATAACTTCACCGGTGTTATTTGTTTCATCACAAATGACCATAAAGTCAGTTATGCCACGACGACCCTGAACATCACGCAAGAATGGTTCAACCATATTCTTAAATTGTGCTCTAGTGAATGAATCGTTGAATTCAAACAACTGATATTTAGCCGCAGTGCTGATAGATTTTTCAAGAATAATAAACAAACGACGCACATTGATACGGTCAAATGCACTTGGTTTTTCTTGCATTGTACGATCACCAAATAACACTGTACCTGATCCTGGGAATGTTACAACAGGATTAATACCCTTTGGATAAAGAATATCACGTTCAGCTTGTGAAGGAACATAATTCAACTTAATCACATTGCGAATTGAACCGCGGTTAAATCCGCCGGGACTCCACCATGGATCTGTTAATTGATCTGTTCTTGCACAAACACCAGCAATGTCACCGTTCAATGGGATCCAACGATACTTACGATTATAAGCATCATAAATGTATTTATAACCTGTATCAATAATACCATAAGATTGATAAAGATCAGCAAGATTTAAGCCATCTTTAAATGCAATTAAATCCTCAACCATTGTTGATTTGTTAATGAATGGTGTAGCAAATTCAGTTGTTACTGAAACAACTCCACTGTTTCTTGTATATGAAATTTTATGTGGTGATGCAAACGTTACACAATCACGTCTTGTCTGTGCCATTTCAACTGCATGTCTAATAACAGCAATTGGATGATTGCCTGTAATGATCAAATTAACATCAATTTCTTCTGGATTAGCTAATCTATCGTATGCATCATTAATTTCAGAAGGAGTACAAGCAGCACCTGCTAAACCACCTGATAATGTATATGACACTTTAGCTGTAAAATCAGCAAACTTTTGATCAGTACCAGAAACATCAAATGCATATGAACCCCATGCAAATGTAGAAATATTATCTGCAACTTCAACACTTGTCGAAGGATGAGAATTCCAATATGCATATGCTGATTGTGCATTAACTACATCACCGTAAAACATTGATGTGTTTTTATAATCGACTGCATCAACAGCTTTTGAACAATAATTGAATACTTCCAATACACTGTTTGCTGTATTTGTGATTTGACCTGTATTATCAATGATCAATACTGAAAGTTCATCAGATTTTGTAGTAGGTGTTGCTGTAGCGCGACCACCAACAAAAGATGACGTACCAGGAATTGCAGGAAGGAATTCAGTGTAATTTTTGCCAGAATAATCTACCATTGCTGAATCAGCCGCAACTAAATCATAGTTACCAGCATCAATCAAAACAATCTTAAGTGCATTACCTGCAGTACCAGGTTGTTTAGCAATGAATGTGCCTGAAGCAGACAAAAGATTATTTGACCATTTGTCAGCATAGTCATCATAGTTCTTAACAAGAATCGATGCAGCAGAAGTCTTTGTAGAAGCCACCGTACCTGTACGATCTTCACCAGCTACAGTACCAGTAACAGTAAATCTATTAATATCTAACACTGTACCTTGAGTTCCGATAACTGCCATGTTTGAATCAGTTGTAGTATAGGTAATTGTATCATTATCTACTCTAGTAACTTGATATGTACCGTTATATCCTGCTGGAGAAACACCAGCAATTGTTACCCAATCACCAGTAACTAAATCGTGTGCTGTTGCAGTATTTACAGTAGCTATAGTCCCAGATGAAGAACCAGATAATGTAGCAACAGTAGTAGTGTTAAGAGTTGCAACTGTATATGCACCATCAGCAGGAGCAGGAGTGCCTGTAAAATCTAATGTTAATTCCTGACCTACGGTATACAAATGATGAACGATTTTAACGTTAATCGTAGTTGAACCTGTGGATTGGGTAAAATCACCATATTTAGTAACACTAGTAATGTTTCCAGTTTGTGAGGCATTCATACATCCTGTAGGAGCAGCGCGAACAACCCAACATTTATTAGTATAACCTAAAAACTGTGACACAGAAAACCAAGAACCATAGTTTATATCGTTTGGTTGTCCGAATACTTCAACCAATTTATCTTCTGATGAGATAAGAATTGGTGTTTCAATTGGGCCTTTAGTAAAATCACCGGCCAAACCGCCGATAGATGACGCTACATTAGGTACAATTGTTGAGAAATCTTTTTCCTTAATAAGGACGCCTGGGCTCAATAATGGCATAACTTATACTCCTTTATATGTGTTTTTATAATATATTTATTATCATATATTTATGAATAAAATTAACTTAACGCCACTCAAAATACCAGTTAAGTTTTATTGTAATATTTATGTTTTTGCATTATTTAGCGATAAATAGAGGTTTTCAATGATATGAGTTCTAAGATCCAAAATGTCTGTTCTATTAAACGTATCTATGATAAACATCACAAACGATACATGACCAGATTTTAATGAAAAGTCTATAATGAAATTTTGAACTTCTCTCAGCGATCCAAATTCTAACAACAGAGTCATCATATTATAATACATATCATTGTACTCTTTAGTATTGAATAATTCCATAATCAAATATTGAAGCACATACATTCTAAATGACATCTTTTCATGCTTAGTATGCTGAAGATATAACTTACAATACTTAACAACATCAAACGATTTTTCATTTCTAACGAAATGTTGAATAGCAAACCAAAGTGCATGAGTATTACCAGTTTCTTCAAAATCGTCAATACATAGTTTAGTGTACCAAGTATCTTTTTTAAGATGATTATTTACATGATGATGTAGCCAAATATCAGTTCTGAATTCATTACTTTCACCATCAAGCGGTTCTAAAAACTCATGAATTCTGTTTTTCCATTGATAATATTTATTCTTGAAGAATTTTTTATTTCCTTCTTTGTATTCTTTCCATTCACCATCTTCTTGCAAACTATTCACTCGACACCATGCTGCTGTACAAGAAGGATTATTATGTATTGCATCTTCTAATTTTTTGCGCCATCCTTCTTCTAAAATTTCATCAAAATCTACTGTAACTATCCAATCAACATCATCTGGTACTAATGTTAGGGTTGCATTTCGTGCTTTAGAAAAATTAAATGGTTCAAATATTTCCTGTGTTACTATACAATTAGCATCTTTAAGTAATTGCATAGAATTATCAGTTGATCCAGTATCAACTACTACTGTAATATCAGCTTCTTTTGCTGCATCTAACCATTTTGGAATATATGTTTCTTCATTTTTACAAATAGCAGTTATAGCGATTTTCATATCAATATTGTCCTAAGTTATATTCATTAAAAAGTTCACTTATCCTCATTGCCCAATCAACATGCGGATCATTATTTATCGGATTCATATGATTTGCTAAACTTGGAATAGGTCTCAAACCTAAATTTCTTTTTGTAAATTCCCACAGTTGTGGTTCTCTATCATGCACATCATTGTTTATATATGCCTTTTTAATATATTCATTTTGAATGAGTTTTTGTTTATAGAAAAAAGTATGATGAGATGAATTAGATTGTGCCCATACACGATGTTTAGAATGAAATAAACGATAATCGAGTTTGCCTTGTGTTAATGTACTATCTTCTAGATACATTGATGGTTCATTGCTAGGATGTAAAATAAAATCTGTGTTTTCATATCCATGTAAAATCTTTTGTTGATTTGTAAAAATTTCATCTATAGCAATTATAGATTCTTTAAGAAAAATGTAATCATCTTCAACATGACATATAATATCTTCAGGATTGAAAGTAATTATTTTGTTATATGCAACATTCAACCAAGACAAATATTGCCCAACTCCAAGACCCAATGCATCAATATCGCCATGAGGTTTTACTTCAATGAATTCAGTAATTTTTTGATTCATGAAAAAATCTGTTAATCTAGATGTTAATCGATCTGCGATAATATAGATTTCTGGAACAATCTTTGCATGTTTAAATGAATCAATCAGTGATATAAATGATAAAATAGAAAGTTCAGTTTTACCTAAATTATATAATCTACCGCCGCCGTGAATACTTAAAATTTTTGAATCATGTGTCGTAAAAACAATTTTATATGTCATTTCAATCCTAATTTAAGTTTTTCTTCAGGAGTGTAAAGATTTATATCATGATTCATTATATAATGCTGAGTCAATCCACCTAAAAATGAATGATACAACCATGGTCTGAAAAACACACATTGATTGGGTTTTAATGTGACACTTGTAATACAATCCCATTCTAAAATATTATTATTATACGAATTTAATCTTGGGTTTGATAAAGCATCTTCAGTACCATCACTATGTTTATATAATTGAAATTGTGTTTCAACTAATGCAATAGTAAAACACCAGTCTAATGGTGTTTTAAAATCTTCATAATGAATATTGATCATAGGTTTTCTGAATACACCAGAATTTTGTTCATCTATCACTAATTTATCATCTTGACACATATGTCTAAATCTACCTAATAAAGAAGGATCGATCATGTTAAAATCATCTACTTCATCACCAAACTTTTTAGGCACATAACGCAAATCATAAACAGCACCTGCTATATCATGAATATCATTATAAAAATTATCAATATACATCAATTTAACTAAAGCGACTGAAACTGTCATATCTATTCCTTAATTTTCTTTGCGACAAAACAATTAGACATTGTTCTGAATATTTCTATCTTATCTGAAAAAACATTTGCGAATGAATCTATTGCTAATTTTGGTCTCATAGTTAAACTATATACGTTTTGATTCCATAGGTAATCATCACACATAATTACTCCGCCAACTTTTAGCATATTGAAACCTAAAATACAATCATTTAAAACATCAGGTGCTTGATGAGAACCATCAACATATATAAAATCATATTTAGCATTTTGCTGTTGCAACTGACATAAACAATCAATACTATTTCCTCTTAAATGGGAAATTTGATCTTCCTTACCACTTTCATTCATATTATATAAAAACGTTTCATAGATTTCTTCAAAATCAGTACCATCATGTTCAATACCACCTTTCCAATTATCAATACACATGATTTTAGATTCAGGGTTAGTGCAATAAACATCTAGAAAATAAGTAGTAGAATAACCTTCATATGACCCAATTTCAAGAATGGAAATAGGTTTTCCTTCCCATCCTTGAGTTTTTTGAATCATGAATAAGGTGTCAACCTTATCAGTGAACCAATTGATTGTGAACTTAAAGTTACGCAATTTCTAGTTCCTCTATCAATTGATCAAGTTCATTCAATGGTTCATTCCAAAACTTTGGTGTAACTTGTCGAGCAAGACGTAAATTATCACCATACCAACTCACCTTCTTACCACCCTCTGCCCAAATATAATAATCCATGATAGGAACAAATACGATTGTTTTCTTCCCAAGTGCTGCTGCCGCATGAGCAATAGAAGTACATGAAGTAATGATCAAATCTAAATTGTTTAAACATCCCAAGGCGTCTTCAAAATTCTCTAGTTTGTCATGTAAAGGTGTGATATTCGGATATTGTTCAAGTCGTTCCAAATCATAATCTCTTTGAATTGAATAAATGTCCCATCCTTTATCTTCAATCTTTTTCATCAACCCTTCCAATGGGAGGGAACGGTGCAGATCATGTTCATATAATGGGTTGCCGGACCAACGAATACCTACTCTCAATTTACCATTATTGGGTAAAATTTCTTTCCATTTCTTATCATATTCTGGATCAACCGTCAAATAGGAACCGTCCCAAAGATCAGGAAAATCAACATTACATACTTTAGGCAGATTCATTGCAGGTGTCCAAAAATCGAAATCCATAATTTGTGGAATATCTGTGGTAAATTTGCGATAGTTGAAAGTAGTTTCATAAGGCATTCTGGATAATACTGTATCCAGTTTCTGACAAGAAGCAAATGATGCTTTCATCCCCATTGCATTAATATGTTTGACGAATCGAGCATTAATAATTTCATCACCAATACCACCTTCACCTACAATGAGAATATGTTTGCCTTTATATTCTTTACCATCCCATTCGGGGATTGGGAACCTATGTGTATATGAACCCCAAATTCTCAATTTACGTCCAATTGACAAATAATCCATGCCTGTACGCAAATCACCATGACGAATATAATGTGCACCCATATTAAATTGGATTGCCAATGCGTTTCTTTCATCAAACTTCCAACTTTCATTATTCAATTCTTTAAGAATTTCAAAACCTTCTTCTTTTTTATTACATGCATATAATGCAGCAGCAAGGTCAAGTTTAACATCAACCTTTTCTGGATTCATTTTAGCTACCATCTCAAATGAGTTTTTTGCTTTAATAGGTTCATTACCATTGAGATAACATTTACCAATGTTGTATCTAACCGATGTTTTTTCTTGTGGTGATGATGCAGCACCTACTGCCAATTCACCATATTTTATAGCAGTTCTATAATCTTTGGCTTTATAATAGGCATAACATAGCAAATCATATCCCATAAGATTTTTAGGTATAATTTTATCCTTAGATAATTTACCGAACACTGTTTTTGTGAGTTCGAAATTTTCTGTTCTATTGAACAAATCAACAATTCTATGTAACGCAGCAAAATCATTTAGTGTGTCATTTTGTCTGCCAATCATTTCTTCATTGATTTCATTGGCCGCTGTTGTGGGAACCATACAATTATTATCTACACAATTACTCATCTTTTATCACCATCCATGTAAATTTAACATCAACAATAGTATTATTCAATTCACGAAGCATTCGTTGAAATTGAGCTTCTTCTTTTGATCCTTGTTGCATACCTTCTAACATTGGTTGATACATTGGATCAATATTGAATTTATAATCCATGATCTCAAAATCAATATCATAATACAACCCTAAACGACTTGAACCATCTTCAACCTCTATACAGTATTTATTGTGAGATTTACTGAACAATCTCATACCTTCAATAGTAATTGGGCGGCGATGAGTTGGGTCATTCATAAAACAATCATGTCGATGATGTGGCACAACTACTTCAATTACTGCATTGGGTTTACAAACACGATATAGTTCTTTAAGAAAGATAAAGAAATCGGGATCACCCAAATGCTCGAACAAATGATGAGAAATGACAGCATCAACAGAATTATCTTCCCAAGGCCAATCTGGTTTACTTAAATCAACAACAAAATCTGGATCACACTCCTTATCAAAATCAACATTTAAATATCCATCAAAATGTTTGTAACCTGCTCCAAGATGTAGTTTAATTCCACTCATAATCATGCCACTCCTTCTTCCAATTAGTAAAATTTGTTGTTAAGTCATTCGGTGATTCATTTTGATAAGACATATGATATGCTACAGAGGGTATTGGCGAAAAACAAGCTATCGGCCCACCATGTCTGACCAAATTTGTGTAAAGTTGATTTATAGTATCATGCTCTTTAACTTTTGGATAATTTAATGCTAAATTCTCAAATATTGGCCAAAACGTCTGTAATGTGTTTTTGTGAATCATCATTGTATTAGCAGTATAATGAGTAGTTTTCCAATAACGCTTTTCAAAATAAAATAGCATAGTAGGTTCAATCAAACCCGGCCAATATCTGTGCGGACTATCAAATGGAGTTATAACCATTGGGTTAAATTTGTGATATTGAATTGCTGGTGCCGATTGAAAAAAACTAGTCATTGTTGAAATAGAATCAGCAGTATGAAAATAATCATCCTCAATAAAATATATAAATTCTTCTGCTTCTAATCCATGTTTGAATTGCATATACGCAGAATGATTAAATCCCGTTTCTTCAAGATTAATTATTTCATATGGATGAAAAAGTTTTTCTGCTCTTTCTTTCAATTCAACAAGAAATTCTTCTGATGAGTGATCGTCTAAAACCTTTATTTTAATATTGTGATATGAATTATTACATGCTTTAAACACTGAATCTGCACATTTTAAAATCATGTCTTTGCGATCATCTGATACTAAACGTGTTTGACCGTTTTGTAATGCTCCTGATCGATCACATGTTCTAAGTATTACATCAAGTTTCATAATGTTATTACTCCATTTTCTTAAAAATAGCACTCAATATATTAGGTAAACCATGCAGCGTTCCCCTAATTTTATCTTCATATGAAGACATTTCTATCAATTTAAAATTACTCTTATAAAACAAATTAGCTAAACCAACTGCACTAAAATGATGTCTATGTTCATTTGGTTTACGATGTTTCCATGTCTCAAATTCTTTGCCCTCATAATGATTCCATGGCACCGATATAGATATATATCTACATTTTAGTTGATTCAAAATGTTGTTTAAATCTACCTGCGGAAAATGCTCCAAAGAATCAAAAAACGATACAATATCCACCGCCTCATTTATGTTTTGAGTGATCGTTATCTCTTTGGGTAACTCATATCCAGAAATATCATATCCAAAACATATTTTATCATGTTTTAAACAATATTTCAAAAAAGATCCGTTGCCATATCCAACATCTAAAATAGATTTAAATTTGATATTTTTTTTGATAAATTCATATCGAAGCTTAGACATGTCATCAACCATTGCATAACGATCATACACATCATGCACATAATTATAATCATATTTTATATCACCGGTTTTATTTGTTTGATATAACCAACCCGGCAAAATTTCTTCATATTTTTCTTTCAATACAGTACCTCACATAATTTGATGCATCGTCAATGCACCCAATCCAATCACCAATTTTATGTTGGGGGAAAACATGCACATTTTTAAACCACGGTTTATTTGACCAACACATATAAGGGCGTTTTGGTGCAATAACAATAGTATGTTTTCCAAGCGCTGCTGACATAACAGAAACTGAAGTTTCATTTGTAATCACAAAATCACATCTATCAAGCATTGCTAAAGTGTCATCCCAATTTTTATATTCAAACTCTAACATTTTTTTAGGAGTTTCAACTGGAAAATCTGAAATAACTTCTTTATGTAGTGATACCAAATTACCAAACGATACAAAACTAGATTCCAAATAACTTAACGGAGATATAATTGATCGAGGAGTGTCACCATGCCATCTCATTCCAATTAAAGGTTTGTCATTAGGTAGCTGATATGTTATGTTTTTATCTGATATTAAATATGGAGAGGTATCGGGTTTGTTTATATTTAATCTAATAGGCAATGAAAATATATCAATCCAATAATCATGTTCAACTGGCGTTGTATATGAAGATATTGACACATTAAAACATCTTTTAACTATATCTTTAATTGATTCTGAACATGCCACAACAACATTACATATTGATAATAAAGGGCGAATAAAATTCAAATATATGATTTCATCACCATACCCTGCTTCAGTAAGAACTAATAACGTTTTACCCGATATATTTTGACCATTCCAATATTTTTCTTCATCATATCCATAAGTTTTGTATTTGAATAAATTTGCTTCATTTTCTAAATTCTTACTTGTATGAGTTCTCGCTACACCATATTTGTGATCATTATATAATTGAGCATGTAAATGACTTATATCAGAATAATTTTTGAATGCCTCTAAATGGTTTCCCATAGAATGATTTAAAAAATATAATGCACTCAAATAATCACTTTTAGATAATTTAGAATATGGTAAAACTTTTTGTAATAGTGACATATCATTAAGTTCAAGTATGTAATTAATTAAAATTCCCCATTGTTCTTCATTCAATTCTTCTTCAATAGGGAATTTTAATATTGATAAAACATTATTTGCATACTCGAAATTTTTTATAACAATTGCATTTACAACCAAACTAATCATCTCATATGTTTCCAAAAATCAAGTTTTTCGTACTCATTGAATACATCAGGGGGAAGAATAGTTGGACGTTCTTTAAATTCTACTGTTTTACGAACATGATGTAGTCCTTTAATATTCATGTCTGTGTCAAATTCATCGTATTTAGTATCTACGTTATTAAAATCGTGCTCATACCAATCTTCACCAATAAAATCGTAAAGTTTTCTCATAATCACTTTTGGATTTTTTGCCAATTGATCATATTGAATAATGTGGAGATTTTTATTAGCGGCACCAAAAATTGCTTGTTTTACACCGTTATATGCAAACCCGATAAAAGCATCTGGTTGTAAAAGATATGATGTTCTTGAATATACAGATACACCATGTCCAGGCGGAAACATTAATGGCACATCATATGGATTTTTTGCAAATAGTTGTTCGAAAGAATCTAATACCCATGGAATAGATCTAATGCAACAAATTACTTTTGCTTGTGGATATAAATCTGACAATAAAGGTAAAAGATAAGTCCAACCTCTGTTGGTATCAAAAGCAACTTCATTTGAAGTGTTGTAATAGGTGCTAATTACATTATGAATTAATTCTTTTCGTTTTTCAGCTGGACATTGAAAACGATAACCACCTTGTGATTGTGATTCTTCAATAATGGCACGAGTGAATCGTGCCACTGGTCCTGAAATGGACGAAGAAAACTTAGGATTTTGTCCTAAAATAGACGATAAAAGTGTTGTTCCAGAACGAGGTAATCCTGATATAAAATGTATTTTTTTCATAATATCTCCAAAGTAAAAATTTCAATTCACATGTTATTTATACCGAATTATCCAGCAGCCATAATCACCCAATTTGTACCATCTGATACTAACGTAACCCATTTGCCTGCAGTTGCTGGTAAAATATCTGTGCCAGCAGTTGTGTTATTAATTGGCACAATGTTAGATGCAACAGAAACTACTGTGAATGCAGCAATAGTTTTAATTATAATTTCTCTGCCTGTAAATGTTGCAGCTGCTGGCATTGTTATATTAATTGTTGCTGTACCATTACAAACAATTCTATCTTCTGTTATCGCTACAGTAAAATCACCAGTTTTGGTAACAGGAGCATTTCGTTTTAATGCACCTATGATTGTTGTTGTAGTTGATACAGTACTACCCAAATTAATATTAGTTGTACTACCTGCAGATCCTGCAGTACCTATATTGATTGTCTTTGTGCCACCAGTATCAGCTGCAGTCAATAAGTTAAGTGTTCTGCTTGTTGTGCCAGCAGTTGTATAACCAAGATTAAGGGTTGTGTTTGTGTTTGCACCAATACTGAGTGATGCTGCATCGGTAATACCAGCAGCAGTGCCAGTAATGTTACTATCTAAGAATGCGATTGTTTTTGCTGCACCATTATAAAATGTTAATGCACCTGAAACATTCCATAAATCTCCGTTTGTAGTTGTTGTGCTTGTACCGCTTGGTAAGTTTATTGATGCTACAGCACCAGATGGTGTAGCAAATGTTTGTTTAACTGTAAATGCAGTTGATGCATTATGTGTAATAACAGTACCTGCAGCTGTAGCAGGGAATGTATAAGTAGTAGCAGAACCAAATGATAATGTAGCATCATTAGTGTTAGTAGTCAATGATGTAGTTAAAGTTAACGATTTGCCAGTTGTTCCATCAATGGTCAATGATTTAGCAGAACCTGCACCGACAATTAGTGTTGATCCTGTATAACCATCAAAAGTTAATAATTTAGCAGAACCTGTACCGACAGTTATTTTAGAACCAGTAAATCCATCAAATGTAAGTGATTTGGCTGATGTTGTACCAACTATCAATGTTGAACCTGTATAACCATCAAAAGTTAATGTTTTTGCTGATACTGTTCCCACATTTAATCTTGAACCTGTATATCCATCAATTGTAAGAGATTTAACACCACCAACACCGACGATCAATGTTGAACCTGAATATCCGTCAAATGTAAGTGATTTTGCAGAACCTGTTCCAATGAATAAAGTTGAACCTGAAATACCGTTAAGTGTTAAAGTTTGAGCAACGGTTAATGTTTTGCTTGTTACGCTGAATGCCAATGTTCCACCATTTGTTGAAACAACAAAATTACCTGCTAATGATAAAGTGCCCGTTGTAAAAGATAAAGCATTTGGTGCTGTTGCTGATACGGCACCATTCACACCAAATGTTGCAACTCCACTTGTGCCAATGTTTGGTAATTTAACACCACCAGTAATCGTTGTGTTAAGTCCAACCTTACCCATGTAAATATCAGCATTTGATCCAATATTAACTGTTGTAGTATCAGCGCTTGTAAATAAATTTGCGGTAGAGTTTGCTGATCCAGAAGTAATTGATTGTACTGTATCGCCAACAGAACTTAAAACAATATCACCAGTGTTGACTGTTAAAAGACCGTTGACAGTTAAATCATCTGCTACATTGACAATACCAGTACCGTTTGCTGACAATGTTAAATTAGTGTCAGTTGTTGTAGATGCTAATGAATTGGCGAATAAAGAAGTAAACGTGCCGCCACTAGGTGCACCGCCACCAATTGGACCATTAAATGAAGAAGCAGTAATTGATGTAAATGTACCTGCTGCAGCTGTAGTGGCACCAATAACTACATTATTCATTGAACCAGCAGTTTGTGATGTAATAACAACAGCACCAGCAATCGGTGTTAATGAAACTGGTCCTTCTAATTTAGTAATTCCCTCAACATTAAAATTCTGTTTAATATTAAGATGCCCAGTAATAGTATCACCTGATCTTTTAACTTTTCTACTATTGAGATCATTTAATGTTCCAGTAATAATATCTGCAAGAGGTAAAGAATAGTTATCACTTGAGTTTGGATATTCTACACCAGTATTATTAGGAGCGTCTGTTATATAAACAGAACCCAAATCACCAATGCTATTAGAAATTTCATTGGTGATATTTCTCCACTGTTCGATTGTGTTAAATCTTGATACTGTTGGTTTTGACATAATTTGCCTCTAATGTTTTTTAATATTTATAATGAAGATATTTTTTCGAGAACATCTTTAAGTGTTAATTTAATAACACGCACTTCATCTTCTAATTTTCTAATTTTCTCTTTCATAGATTCTTGTTCTATTTTTCCAGCATTCAAACGATTGCGTTCTTTAATATAGTTTTCATATTCTTGTTTATCAGAATTTATAACTGCAGTTTTAGTTTTTACTAGATTGTTCATTATAACACCATTATCACTCTAAGATTTTTAATTCGCGGAACCGCAGATGTATTAGTAGATCTTAGATCTACTTTAATTTCTAATTTATCATATATGTCGATAGAATTGCTAAAATTAAAGTCAAATCTCTTTTCAATGAATTCATTGCTGTTGTTTGTCACTTTAACGTTAATACCTCGTGAATCATTATAAATTGTATTACCAAGTGTCCAAACTGCATTATTAAATTCATAATCACCACGACATTTTTTATAATAGATTCTTATCTCAGATCCATATGGTAAGTTATAATCATAAAACAATATGAAGCCATCAACGGGAGTTTGCAAAGATATAACTTGCGAACAATAACTTGCTGAATTAGTATTATAATTTATTGAAGCTGAATCAGTATAAAAATCATAACTGTAAGCTACAATATCGGCCGTAATTGATTCATAAATCATGTCACTATCATTTCTCACATATAATATTAAATCAGTACCAGTATTTACCTTATTTATTATTAACATCTGAATACCATCATTAGAAACAGTATTTTCAAATTCTAATGTTTGTCCAACTTTTGCTTTATGATAAATTTCAGCTGCTGAAGTACAAACAATAGCGCTTGCTGTAGAATTAAATAGTAATGATACCGAGCCAGAATATAAAATATTTTTATCAATAGGTTTGTTAGTATCAAAATCATAATTATCTATCTTATTTGAAATCGCATTTACTGAGAAAGTAGAAAGATCTATAATAGGTGATAAATCTGGGTTCTTAGAATATAACAAGGCATTTAATGTAAATGATTTTTTACCAGTCAATAATCTATCTTCATTTTCTTTTGATAACACCCAACCAGGTTCTGTTAAATAAGCACTTCTTTCAAGTTCAATTTTTTGATATGTATTTTCTTTAACTCTAGAATCATTTGTTTTTGCAAACGAATAATCAATGTAAGTTCCAAGTAATACAAAATCATTGCCATCTAAATATAATACATCATATTTCTTATTACCCATCATATACAATGAGTCATCACCACTCCAAGTTGAAGCAGTTGCAGCTGCAATATTAATAATGAATGAATCTGTAGTTGCGTCATTTACTGCAAACAGCATATTGTCTGGATTGGCAAAACTAGACGAAACAGCTTGTAGAGATGTATTTTCATTAGCATTAAATTTAACATAATCACCGTTAATCAAACCGTGACTTTCATGTAATACTCTTGCTTGTGTGAGACCGACAGATGTTTTTATAGGATCAATAATCATTTTATCAGCATTAAAATAGTTATTGTTTAGATATACTGTTCCTGCACCGCTTATATCAAATTGAGCTTTATACAGAGTAAAGCATAAATCTTGCATTTGATATGCAGTCCATGATGATCCATTCTGTGATTGCAACATAGTACCTAAAGTGGGCTGTTTAACACACATGTTTCCGTATATATCTAATTCTCCTAATTCTGAAGTCCATACAGTAACTCCATTATCCATCACATAATTAGAACCTATCACTATACAATATTCTGTTTCATTTTTCAAAAATACAGGTGCATTGAATGTGAATGTAGTTGATACTAATTTAGTGGAAGAATAATTTAATTCATCTGCATTTTTAACAACCGTGCTCATTGGAATTGCTTGAATAGCTGGATAACCATTGACCATTTCACGTAGTTCAACAAACACTGGATAAGCATTCTGTTTCACATTGTAAAAATATAAATCTACTTTTGTGACAAAAATACCAGCTCCAAACGAATCAACCACAAATGATTGTGCTAATGGATCACCACCGCCACCACCGTCACCACCGCCACCACCGCCATCAATAAAATCAGCTAATATAGTTGAAATACTACTGCGAGCTGTAGCAGTTGTTGGAGGTGGTGATCCAAATATAGACGGTGCAACAGTAGGTGCTGGTGTTGGTGCAGGAGTAAAAGCAGAAGTTGTGATACTTGAAACATTAGTAGACGATGTTGTCCAATTTTCTTGTACAACTTGAGACTGTTGAAGTTCAACATCAACTATATTTGCATTTTTAACTGATAATATGTCTGTCTGTGTAGTAAATGATAATCCATGAGGATCGTAAGTAGCAACAGCACTTGTAACTGAATTGACTATATTCTTGTTATCACGAATCTGAATATTAACTATTTGTGCTAAAAATTTTATATTGTCGTTATTTGGAAAAACCAATACACCGTATACTGATCCAGAAGGACTTGATACAAATGCGTCTTTAGTAATACTTGAAATTGTGACATATGCTTTAGACGTAAGACCAGTAACAGTTTCACCTTCTAAAAATGTTCCTTGTATATTTGTCACTTTAAGATTGTCATATTCATCTGTCAATAGAATAGCAGTTGCTTTAGATGTAGATCCAACAACAATCTCACCTCTATCTAGAATATCATAACTATTTGGACCATATTGACGATATTCTAGATTAGTTTGAGAAATAGGTGAATTCAAATAATTTAAAAATTCGCCTACCTTACCAGTATATGCTAATGAATAAGCAGTATCAACATAATCAGTAACTTCAATATTATCAATATATGCATATAGTTGATAATTGGGTAAAAAGTTTTGACCATAAAACACGATTACTTTTTGTCTTGCATAAACATCCCAAACGGTGTTTTGAATTCCAGTAATTCTACCTAATTCATCTTGTCTTTCTTGAGCAACTGTTTCTGTACCAAGTTTCAACTGTGATACATTATTAATTCCATCAATTGTAGTTACTGTAGTTGTAGTACGAGTGGTTGTTGTTGTGGTACCTGCAATTGTTGTTGATGAAGATACACTATTTGTTGAACTTGAATCTATACTTGTCTTTGATGATGCTATTACTCTAGCAGTATCTTTCCAAGCACCCCAAACAGTTTTGAGAATTCCTAATCTTTGTGCTGCTTGTTGTAACGAATTATAATTACCATCATTCAATTGATTAACATCTGGTAATGATTCACTATCAATCCATGTATCATAAGAAGGAAATATATTTAATGATCCAGTACGTTTCTTAAGAGTTGAAAATGGAGTGACACTGTTAGGTGTTGTTGCAATTTTGTTTGATGATACCACAGCATCAATAAATGGTAATGTTACTAGATCACCTGTTACTTGATAATGTCTTGCTTTTCTCAATTCTGGTGAATCTTCTATTAAGTTTATATTAGCAACAGAATATGTTGGTCGGCATTCTTGTGTGTCGTAATCGATTGCAGCTTTAAAACCTGGATCAGTCACGTTTGCTCTTGAATGATCAACAAATGTATCAATAAAGAATCCAGATTTAAATCTAGATAAACCATTTTCATCATAAACAGTAGATGACTCAACTGAATTTGCGGCAGACATTGATAAACTCAAAACAGCATTGTTTAACCGCTTATCAATAGAACCAATAGCCCGCATGGTATAACCATTCATTCTTATTTCATCTAATTTTATATTTTTCGTAACGTCGATGATATATGGATCTAATGATATTTTAGCTATCGATGTATAAGTGGGCAGTGCTGTTGGAACTATAGGCATGTCACTCGCATTACCGTTAGTAACTCGTAATGATCCAATGTCTCCCACTTGAAGAATATCATATCTTGGTAGATAATATTGATATGCTACTTCAATATCAAAATTTGATGATAGCGGTTCTGTTACAGAAGCATTATTAAGTGTACCATCAGTAACAACTGTTGATTTTGTAGAACTAAATGATGTGTTCTTATTGAGAACATAATTTCCATTTCCATCAATGCCCACATCAGAACTTTTAATTTGTAATGCTAATACATGATTATCATATCCTGATATATCACTCCAAACGCTCAATGTATCTAATTGAATTGGGCTAGATCTACTTATTGTTGAATTAATACCTAATTGACCCGCCCAGTTACTTCCCCATACCCACATTGTACCATTATTTTTGATTGCATATACAGAACCCCAATTAGTACCAATTTTATTCCAATCATTTAATGAACCAACTTGACATGGAGAAGATTGTGTAATAAGGTTGTTGCGACCTAATTGACCATATTCATTTCTACCCCACGCCCATAATGTATTATCATTTTTGATTGCAAATACTGAATTCCAATCTTGTGTAACTGATTTCCAATCACATAAACTTCCAATCTGTACAGGAACAGATTTGCTTGTTGGAAATTCTGTACTAAATTTCCCATCATTATCAAAACCCCAACCCCATAAAGTACCATTTGTTTTAATAGCAAAAAATGAAGATGCATATGCATTTTCACTTAATGTTCCCCAATCACTCATTGTACCTACTTGTGTTGGTGATGAACGATTATTAGTATCTCCTAATCCCAAATCACCGTACACATTATATCCACAAATCCATAAAGTGTTATCATCTTTAATTGATGCCCATGATGCATAACTACAAGTAATTTTATTCCAATCACTCATTGTACCTACTTGTGTTGGTGATGAAAGATCTATATTTGATCCTTGACCTAATGATCCATATCCATCATATCCCCAAGTCCACAATGTTCCGTTAGTTCTTTTTGCTAATGCAAACAGATAACCGGCCGTAACTTTCTCCCAATTTCTTAAATTTTCGTTTGGATCAGAATCTAAACTTGCCATATCGCATGTTAAATTTACTGCTGTGCCGAGCATTGTGGGAGAAGATAAATTATAATCAGTTGTTCCGTGTCCTAACTTTCCATGTGAATCATAACCCCATGACCATAATGACCCATCTTTTTTAATTGCATATGATGCAGCACCGCCCGCAACAATTTGTGACCAATCTGCTAATGATCCTATCTGTACAGGTGATGATTTGAAACTTATTGAATTATCACCAAGTTGGCCATGTATATTATAACCCCAAGCATGTAAAGGTGATGTTGTTGCTTTTCTAATATAATTTGTTGAACTTGATGAATCATTAGCAATATCTTCTGGCGGTGTAACACCATCTGCACTAATTTCTAATGCTAAACTAGCAGCAACTGGTCTAAAATCTAAATAATCACTAATCAATTTGCCTTTATACACAGGCATTTTTTCTAATGGAAGATTATATGAATCAACTGACATATAATCACCATCTGAATGTTCATAATAATTGAAAGTTATTTGAATAGGTGCAGCTGGTTCAAAACTGTTAATACTTGTTATAATACTGTTGTCATAATAGAAATCATTTATATTCGGTGACAGACGGTATTTGTCTGTAATATCTAATTCATTAAGCGCTGAATATTCAACAAAAGTATTTCTAAAATTTAAATTAAATTTTGCACCACCTGATTCTCTTATAGAAAGAATCGAAATCACATCAGGTGTACCCAAATCAATTTCTGATTTATGCACACTGTTTAATGTATTAAAATAAACTGTTTTTATTTTTTTAGTTTTTGTTTTTTCTTTTACTGATTGTTTGCTCTTTTTGACTGGTACAATTGCTCTATACATTGTATCTGGGTTCAGATTTTTAAATGTAACTTGTTTAAAATCTGAACTAAGAATCATATTATCACTTGAAGGAACTGGATTAGCAGTAAGTGAGTTATCAATCAATGCAATATGTGGTAAATCAGTACCTTGTAAATATAATGCATATCCATCCATGAATGCATTTTGAATATCAATCAATGATGTAATTTGAGCAGGACTTGAACGATCAACAATATCACCTAAACCCAATTGCCCAGTATCATTATAACCACAAGTCCAAACTGTATTATCATTTTTAATAAGCATTGATGAATATGTGCTAGCGTCTGCAGACGCCCAATCACTTAAAAATCCTACTTGGGTTGGCGCTGAACGATGAACAATATCATCTATTCCTAACTGACCATAATCATTTCTTCCCCACGCCCATGCAGTTCCATCAGTTTTTGTTACTATCGTCTGACCATAACCACAAGCAACTTTATTCCAATTACTTAATGTTCCTACTTGTGTAGGGCTTGAGCGTTCTATAATATCTTTTAGTCCTAACTGACCATATAAATTATAGCCCCAAGTCCATAACGTATTATTGGTTTTAACTGCTACAGAAAAATCATGAGTTGCTATTTGACGCCAATTACTTAATGTTCCTACTTGTGTGGGAACAGATACACTAAAAGCTGAACTTAACCCAAGTTGACCGTTCCATCCATTACCCCACATCCATAAAGTACCATTAGATTTAATCGCACTAACTGTATCCCACCAACAACTTATTTTTGCGCCAGACCAATTATTTAATATACCAACTTGTGTTGGTGATGAATGATCAACATCTAAAGTACCGAGACCAAGACAGCCATTGTTATCATCACCAGAAGTCCATAAAGTGCCATCAGTTCTAATAGCAAAAAATCCATGCCAGCTAGTTGTAACATACGTCCAATCACTTAATGTTCCCACTTGTGTAGGTGATGATCTATCAGTATCGCCAGCATCACCCAAACCCAAATGCCCTTTAAAATTATAACCACAATTCCACATCGTACCGTCGGATTTAATTATTGAATTTACATATCCGCAAGAAACACTTGTCCATTTATCTTGACCAAACATAATCATCACTGGGGCAGATCTATCATTAAGATCACCAAGACCTAATGATCCATAATATTGATTATATCCACATGTAAATAACCCAGGTGCACCTGAAACTGGTTGATAACTTTTTCCATCTTTATTATCAACTTTTCCTACTAAATATAAATTAGGATTTGATGAAGGAAAATTCTCGTCTATATTATGTAAAACAATAGATAATTCACCAGTTGCGGAACTTTTAAGTTGATATGAACGATTGACACAATAAGAAATTTGTGTTTGATCATTATCGTCCTTTAGAGTTTTAACATATGGATGTTGTAAATCTCGTAAAAAATTAGAATCACCTTGTAACTTTACATCCTTTTTCCAAAAATATGGAACATTAGGTAAAACTGAGTTTGCAGTATTAGTATCATTTATTTTGGTAGTTGGAATAATAGCATTTCCATAAGAATCAATACCAAACTTTTTTACTTTATAATAATCAACTTTTTTTGCCATGGTTTTTAACCTATATTAAATCTGTATATACAACGAATGGATCGCCTGGGCTTAATTCAGCATTTAAATCGTTTCCTTCACCTGTAAATGCAGCAGTATACGAGGTAGGACCAGAACCAAAATTATATTGCCATAATCCACCTGGCAATTGAGTAACATTTCCTAAAATTTCTGCGTAAAATGTACCATCTGGTGCTCTAATTGATCTAGCATCTTTGTTCAAATTATAATTTTGATCAATCTTTAAATCAAAGATATATGCTTTATATGTTGCAACTGAAGATGAGACATATAATGTTGTTGGGTCAATTTCTCCAAACGTTTCGGTATTATATTCAAAATTTCTAATTTTACAAACACCTATCGGTAAATCATTATAACTATATATGACATGATTAATTAGTGCTCTATTATTTTCATCTATATTTGTTAAAACTGGCAACCCTCTAACCCCAGTAACGATCAAATATTGACCAACTGGGCTTGTTAAAAAGTAATTATTAGATTGTTTGAAATCTCTAGTTTTATCTATTGGTGCTAATTTAAAGCCATTGGTTACATCAACTTCTTTACCCTTGATATACATTTTGCCGCCAGAAACTTTAACTAAAGCGACCTTTGATCTATATAATTCATCTTCTAATGTTAAATTATCTGTATGAGGATAATATCCATTATTGTATTTTGGATTAGAAACACAAACCCAATTAATTGATCCATCTAAAATTTCATTTACTTTTATGACTGGAATTGTAGATCCAGAAACACCATCATTGAGTGCTACTAAATTATACGTTATATCATTTTGGGTGATAGTAATAACATCATCCATTAAATATGGAGTTGCTGCTAACCAATCTCCTCTATTGTTATTTCTATATTCAATGAACTCATATTTTATAGGTTTTAAAATATAATCACCAGATTCGTCATATGTGCGTCTAGATAAAATAGTACCTAATTGGCCAAGTTCAGTTTTATCTACTATAGTTTGAACTTCACCATCTTTAACACTTAATAGTGGAATAAAATTTGTATTAGTTAAATCTGAAAAATAATCATATTTAGTCAATACTAAATCTATATGCATTCTATCAGCACCGACCGCAACTGGATTGTTAAATCCTGCTGAATTATCATATAAAGAAGAATCATCTGATACTGTAACTATTGATGTAACTACATCAAATCCTACAACATAAGAAGGTCTTTTATCAAATTTATTGAGCGATATAGTTTGTTTTCTATTTTGAACAAAGTATCCGTTTATATAATAAACACCACTTATAACTGTTGCTAAAGAACTATTTGATTCAAAATCATCTACATTTTTAATTGAAACATATCTACTTTTATCTTCAATATATAATAATTCTTCTGTTCCATATGTTCTTACTAATTCTCCTTCTGGAGTGGTACCACCTGACCGATAAAACACATATAACATAGGTGGATCAGTATCAGTAGCTTTATCAGCATGCACAACATATGCATTTATTCCAGTTATTGAACTTATTATATTTTTACCAATAAATTCTTCTATGTAATTAGATACTGCTAACCCATTATAAAATTCATTCAATTTTATACCGAATGTATTGGGTTCATATGATACGTTTCCAGGAAATACCATTGCTCCATTACTAAAAGTAAAATCAGCAACTCTTTTTAATTGCTCTTGAATACCCGATTGCAACTGAGTAAGTTCTCGAGACTGGAGTGCAGTACTTGGATTGAATATTATTTTATGATAATTTTTAGATACATCATAATCATCATAATATGGAGCTTCTGAATAAATTTTAGTCATTAAAAACCTTAAGCAAGAGCAATTAATCTAAAGTTTTTGATCCTAGGCACTTTGGATGTGTTATTAGATCTAAACACAACTTTAACAGTAATTTGATCATATTGTACTTCTGTATTATATTTATTGACAATATTATTCATATCATATTCATGTTCTATAAATGTATCATATTTTTCTACATCTTGATATACATCATCTTCTAATTTGATCCATGGTAATTTCTCAATGTTTGTATAATCAGACTTTATAGCAATTTTATAATAAACATCAATGAATGCATCTTTAGGTTTATTGTAATCAAAAAACAATCTAAATCCTGTTGATGGTTGAGCTAATTCAACTATACTTGTTACATAATTTGATAAATTACTTGAACCATCTGAAGCAATAAAATCTACATAATGATCATACACCTGAATTGATACAGGAACTGATCCTAATGGAGTAGGCACTGATGCTGTTGGTAAAATACCATCAACTGTAATAGTTAATGTTGTCGTTCCATCTGTATAAACTTTAGTAATCATCATTGGACTTATTGATCCAACGGTAGTATTATTTAAAAGTAAATATCTACCCACCTTCAATGTATTGAAATTATCAGCTAAATCACCAACAATACCACCTGTAATAGTGATTGTATCATCTAATAATGTTATTGTACTTCCATAATAACCAGAAGTAGTCAAATTAATGATATATCTTTTATCTACGTCTAAATTAATAGTTGGTGAAGGATTATTAATCTTATTTCCTATTGTATAAACAGCATATGAAGGAAGATCTATAACTGGAGAAAGATTTTCATTTTTACTTAAAATGTATGCTTTAAGTTTAAATGAACTTTCTTTTGTAAAGATGTCTTCATTTTCTTTAGATAAAATAAATTGTGGATTTTCAAATGTCACATTTTGATTTATTTGAATTGGTATTTCATCTGGTTGAACTTCAATTGAGTTATTTACTAATGCACTGCTATTGAAGGTGTATTGAATATGTGTTCCTGGCAATACAAAATCTGCACCATTAAAATACATTGTATCCATGCGTCTATCTGAAGTTGCAATGCATTCTTTGTTTCCATAATGACCAGATGTTACTGCTGCTACTGGTAATGTGATTGTATAAGTATCCAACTCAACATTTGATACAGTAAATTTACTATTAAGTTCTGTTTGTGAAGGATGTGTCAAATTAGTTATAACATTGCTAAATGTTACACTTGCACCATTTATGAAACCGTGATTTTGATGAGTTACTCTTACTATTTTTGAACCAGAAGTAAGTTTGAAAGGATTGATACCTAACATTGACGTTTCAGTATTATTATTCTTAAATGTAAACACACCTGTATTAGCAGTATCAAATTTAGCTTTATATAAAGTAAAACACATGTCAGTCAATTGATCTGTATCCCATGTGCTGTTATTTTGTGATCTAAAGAATGATCCAGCAGCAGGTTGTTTAGTGATAATTTGACCATCTAAACCAGCCTCACCCATTTTAGCAATCCACACCTTAGAATCACTTTGATCTGATCCCATAACGATACAATATTCAACACCATCTTTAAGATATACAGGAGATGGGAATGTGAATTTAGATGGAGCTAAAGCTCTACTAGATCCTCTAAGTTCTCTTGGCATTTTTGTTAATGCACCAAACGGTACAATCATTGGACCTGGATATCCATTAACCATTTCACGAATTTGCAAGAATATAGATGCTGTAGAATTAAGATCAACTGTATGAAAATAAACATCAACAGCTGTCACAAATATACCACCAACATCACTAACTTGGAATGATTGTGCGATTGGATCTAAACCTATAGGTGTGAATGGTCGATAAGCAATAAATAGTGCTGGTAATCCACAACCGTAACAACCTGTATTAGTTCTTGGCGCTTCTGTTGGAGCAGGTGCACGAGTCGGAGCAGGAGTTACATATACAATTTTTGTAATAACTCTAGGTGGCGTCGGCGCTGGTGTTGGAGGTGGAGGTGGAGGTGGTATAGCAACATCTGAATATGTTGAAGATTGAGAATTTGTTGTTACAGCACCCACTATCTTCGACCAATTTTCAGTAGTTTGTTTTGTATCTGAAACATCTCTTGAAACAATCGTACCATTTCTCACAGTCATAATTGTTGTTTGTTTAACTTGAATTATACCATGACCGTCATATTTTGCTTCGCTATTAGTAGTAATAGCGTCTTGTGTGTCGGCATCACGCAACGAAATAGTTAAAATGCCTGCGGGTACTCTAACAGTACTGTTATTTGGTATAGTTACAATACCATAAAAATTACCGGCGCTATTTGTCTTAATTGTTGATTCTGTGACAATTTTATCAAAAACAAGTGTAGCTTTAGAACTTTGTCCAACGATAGTTTCACCTTTAATAAAGGTACCCTTGATGTTAATAATTTTCAAAACATCTTCAGTTGCTGTTACAAATTGTCTTTCTTCACAAATTGTAATTGCTGTAGCTCCAGAAGTAGTACCCTTGATGACTTCTCCTCTTTCTAATATATCATATGAATGTGAACCATATTGACGGGCGGTTAAGTCTTGATGATCAATGTTTGAACTAATATAATCTAAAAATGTTCCGTTCTTAGATGTATAATATAATGTAGTTGCAGCGCTAGCATAAGAAGTTAAAGGAGTATTTTCGATGAACACACTTAAGCGCACATTTGGCATCATCTTCTTGCTATACAATACCACACACTTTTCACGCATCCAAGGCGACCAGAGTTCATCAATAACGTTAGTTACTTGACCTACTGTATCCCAACGTTCTTGCATTTCTGAATAAACACCTGTTCTGCTCCAATTTAATTGATCTGTACCAGTCTGTGTAGTAGTCAATGTAGTAGCAGTAGTGGTAGTAGTGGTAGTTCTATTGACAACACCACCGATGTTTTGAGTCGATGAAGCAACTCCTGCCACATTTGAAGATGTTGAAGAAGATAAATTTGTATTAAGTGTTGTTCTTGCAGTTGTCTGCCAAGAATTCCAAACAGTACCTAAAATACCAGTTGATTGTGCTATCGTCTGAACAGAATTAAAATTACCTTCAGACTTAGTTGTAACTGACGGAACAGTAGTGGTGTCAACCCATGTATCACCTACTGGGAAAATATTTAAATCACCATGCATTGATCTAATATAAACATAAGGAGTGATACTTTCACCACTACTAGCTATATTCTGTTTAATAGCAACAACTTCAGTATATGGTAATGTAACCAAATCACCAGTTACTTGATAACCTTTTGATGCTCTCGAACTTGTTAAGCTTTCAATCAATTTAACACTATCAGCATAAAATGTAGGACGACATTCTAAATTACCAGCATCAATAGCACATCTATAGCTTGGATTAGCAACATCACCAACACCATGATCTTTAAATTGATCAACAATAAATCCATTTTTATAACGATTCAATCCATTCTCATCTTTGATTTGCATGTTGCTTGTAGCAATTTCTAAAGATGTTAAAGAAATATAATATTCAGCGTTTTTAACTCTGCTATCTATTTTACCAATGTCTTTCATTGTGTAACGTTTTAAATCTGCAACTTCAATATTGATGTTGTTGGAATTTACTTTAACAGTATATGGTGCTAAACTTGCATATGCCAATATAACATTATCATCATTTGGTAATGGTGCTATTGGTGTGTCACTTGGAGTTCCTTGTTCTACTCTAAATGAACCTGTTGTATCCAATTGAATAATGTCTCTTCTAGGAAGATAATATGAATAACTTAAATTGATTGGATATTTTGATGATAATGGTTCTGTTTGATACAATGAATAATCATATGGATCATATGGTCTAAAATCTAAATAATCACCAATACTTGCATTATTATATACTGGAAGTTCTGAATAAGTAAATTCATTATATGAATCAATACTATAATAATCACCAGCACCAGTAGTATCGAATTTTTCAAAAATGATTCTAATTGGGCCACTTGGAATAAATCCTTGAACTGGTGATATTGTCGAATAACTTAATGTGCTAGCTGAGCTATTAGAAACACAACGATAATTATCTGTTACATCAATATTAAAAGGTGTTGTTACTGTAACCACAGCATCAGGTGTATTAAAATCAAATTTATCAGTACATTGATAAACGCCTATTAATTTAGAACCACCCGACCATGTAGCAAGAATATTATTTGAACCTATTACATCATTGAGTTTCGTATAATCAGTATGTGCTATGCTTCTAATTTTTTGCTTTTCTTTAGCTGCTTGTTTTTCTTTTCTTATGATCGCTTTAAGATAATATGAACCTGTAGCTAATCCAGTAAGAGTAAGTTCTGTAGAATCTGGTGATTTAGAAAAAGTAACACCATCATTTATACTTAACGGATAATTCAAACCAGATGAATTAACAAATAGATAATTTCCAACAACTAAATCAGCAAATGTTTCAAATGGGCGACTTAATGTTATTGTTACAGGAGAACCAACACTTACAATGCTAAACATACGATTCACATAATAACTAATATCAATAGATAAATCATCTGCTCCTCTTACTGATCTTACAAATGAGTGATCTAATTTTTTCAATAAATCAACTGTTCCATGTAACACTGTTCTTTTTACATATATTGAATACCACTCACCGTTATTAGGAATAAATCCGGATCCAAGATCACCAATTGTTAGTGTTGATGAGTTGAGTACAGTTGAAACACGATATGTTCTATTATCAACACTGATATAATCACCAGAAACTAGTTCTGATGTGAATAATGTACTTTGACCACTTAATGTAGTACTACCGTATGATTGTACTGAACCGCTTAAGAGTACGTCATCTCCTACCACATAATATAATGCTGTTCCACCATTTTCTTGTAAAAATCTAACATCTGATATGCCATAACCATCATTCATCATAATTGATACAACATACAATCTATATTTACAATCATGGTAACCAATAATACCACTCTCATATTCAATGTTTCTAACATAACATTGTCCAATTAAACCAGCTTCGCCAAGTAATTCAAGATATGGATAAAAGTTTGGTGTTATACCCTGGAAATTTGGAAGATTTTGAGCACCATTTACTATAAAATATTGTCCCATATCACTATTGATATTGACATTTTCTATATTTTTATATGTTCTTGCCTTATCGAAGAAAGCAATTTTATATCCATTAACTGCTATTTCATAACCTTTGATATATGCTTTTCCGCTATTAATCTTATACACTGCTAATGCAGCATAATCTAATTGTGTTTCGATAGTCTGTTCATCAGTTGGAGCTTCATAACCAAAATTAAAATTAGGTTTTCTAGTTGTTTCCCATGTTATATTGCCATCACTACTTGGTGTGAAGAATTCATCTGTTGTTGGTGCTGTTGCACCAGATGTTCCACTGTTTTTAGCAGTAAAAAATACATCATTATAACTAACAATATCTCCTTCTAAATAAACTCTATTTGTAACCCATTCACCGCGATCATTATTTCTAAAATCGATTAAATCAATTTTAAAAGGTTCAACTACATAATCACCAGATTCATCGTATGTTCTTCTTGCGAGAACTTTTTCTAAATCACCTAAACGAGTAGAATTGACTTTAAATTGTTGAGTGCCGTTTTTAACATGTAATAAATCAATAAATTGATCTGATGTAGTATTGTCTATTTGATCTTCTAAAAGAATATTTTTAGTAAGTTCAAGTTGAATTTGATATCTATCAGCGCCAGCTGCACCATAATTGGATGAATCAATTGCAATATCTTTTAATGATGGATCGATAGCAGATGTTACAATATTTTCGACAAAATTTAAACCAACTCTATAAGATGGATAATTACTATATTTGTCAAGTGAAATTGTCTGAGATAAATTTTGAACAAAGAAACCATTAATATAATACACACCTTCAGTAATAGAAGCTAAAGAACCATAGCCCTTATATGTACTTTCATCGATTATTTTAACTTGAACTTCTGTATCATCTTCAAGATATAATGTTTCATTTTTATTGAATGTTTTAAAGAAATTACCGTCTTGATCTATACCGCCTGCAGTATACATAATAAAAATAGTGGGGTAATCATTATCAGTAGATTGTTCAACATGAATCACTGTAGCTTTTACTTGAGTATCAGTACCCACTATTCTTTTAGTTAATAATGAATCGATTATCGTATCAGTAGATATATTATTATGAATGAGCTTAAGTTTTATATAATTGGCATTGTTGATAAAATTAATATCACCAGGCACAACCATTGAACCATTTTTAAAAATATAATCAGCATTTTGTTTTAATTGATGCTGAAGAATAGATTGAATTTGCGTTAATTCTCTAGCCTGAATAGGGCGGCCGGGAACAAATAAAATCTTGTGATAACCTTTTGAAGGATCAAAATCATCATAATACGGCTCGACGTTTAAACTGATAGGCATATATGTTCCCTTTTAATATTCTAAAACTAAGTGAATATCTTCTATTTGCAATGCATTTCTAATAATAGGTATTCTATTTTCAAAGTAAATTATTTTTCCAGTGTTATGTGCGATCTCTGGAACTACTACGTTTGCAAGAGGTTCGTTAGAAATACTTCCTCCCACTACTGAAATTGTGTCACCAATGTTAAACCCATTAAATGCTGACCAATTTGATGTAGAAAGTGGGCGTGAAAGATTTACTTTCAACACTTTTGTAGCAGCATTCCAATCAATCACTCGAGCCCTAGAACCTGTTGTATTATCAACAATTTCTGTATCAACTGTAAATGAAAGACCAGTATTAGTAACAGTCAATCGATAGCTTGCATCTAACGTATCTGCATTAGCTAATGAACCAGAGCTAGTCAATGGATTTGTAATCAACCCTATTTGTCTAAAATCATTATTTACAATGTAATCAGCACTGTTACTTCCTTCAATTTTTGTTCCAACTAACAGATAATTAGATCCCAAATCATATATCGGATTCGCACCAAGACCAGTTAATGGTGTATAAATTGGAGTTAAATTAGATCCAGTAACTCCAGTAATAGTAATGGAACAATATGAATAACCCGTTCCTGGTGCTAATATTGTTATCTTCTGTAGCAAATTGTTTAGGCCTCCGAATGTAGCAGATATTTTTAATCCTGAACCATCACCCTTAATATTAAAAAATGATTGATCTACAAGTGTTCCTATTGTGCCAGAATATGCAGCATCATTCGTGCCAGGTGCTGTTACAATGACATTATAAATTGCCCCTGCTTGTTCAACAGCAGCTTCTTGAGCAAGATATTGCAATTCATATGGATCTCCAGATACAGGTTGAGTTGTAACTTGTTTAACTGGATGAAAATTGATTGTTGAAAATCTTACACTATCAGCAGATGATATAGAAGAAATAAATTTCCAAATATATCCGTCGGCGGTTGTAAATGAACCAAAACCAACACCAACTCCATAATCTTGAGGATTTGATGTTGAAGCAGTTAAGCCACTGTTATTCCCTAAACAAATATAAACATTACCGTTTGATGTAACAACATAATAATTAGCAACATCTAATGAAATGGGATAAGTAACTTGACCAGTTAATGAAATACCCTGAACACCATTATTACCATAATCGCTTCTGTAAATATCGTAATAATTACCACTCGTCCAAACGGTTTTCTTAATACCGTGAGATACCTCTGATCTTAAAATTCTTTTGAGAAACATCATATTTTCCCAAATGAAGTTTTTACTATTAGTGTTATCGATAGGTGTAGCTGGAGTTGAATCAGAAGTTGATTCTAAAGGATTAGTTAAATCCCATCGCATTGAATCACCTAAAAATAAGTATGTATAGATATCTGGAGTCGATCCCTCCATACTCTTTAAAAATGTATCGACATTGAAAACTCTATAATCATTGGTAATAATAGCTGCCATGGTTTTTCCTCATTTATTGTTTGAATATTTATCTTATATTTTTAGAAGGTATAGGCGTAATTGTCTATATTTGAGAGTGGTTCCCATAATGTATTCACACCAACGGGGCCATTATCTGATGTTGCTATTGCTTCTGTAGACGTAAAGAAATACAGTGTTGGAACTCCTGCGATTACATAATATACAATATCATTGAATGAATGCGTATCACCTATCACCCATTTAATAACTGATGTAGAACTTTCAGACCATGCAGTAATTTTGAAAATATCAACATCACCAGAACATGTAATCACATCAAACGTCACATAATTATTATCACCAGTTGTAGTAACATTTACGGGATTAGTAAATGTTATTGTTGTAGCATTTGCAGTTGCAACTGTATATTCATCATCAACAATATCGCCTTCAATAACACCATTTATTACTGGTAATAGTTTAACAACATCAATTGTATCACCAGCATTAACAGCACTTAATGTTGAATTTAAAGTAACAGTAGTTGATCCAGTTCCAACATATTGAGCACTATAACTATTTGTTTTTGCAGTAACTACAAATGAATCTGCTGTTTTAGATTTAACATAATACTCACCAGCAATACATCCGCCACTTGTGAATGATAATATTAATCTATCATCAACTTCTAAACCATGTGCTGTTAAACTAATTGTTATATCATCAGAAGCTAGAGCATATGTACCAGTACCTATTTCTTCTTTAGATTCAATAATTGTAGTGACTGATGCACTATTAACATTATATGGAACTCCATCTAAATAAGAAAATTCATATTCAGGAATAGTATCTGCATCATATAAAAATATTGGATCATTTTCTTGCCGCCAATTTTCATAATTATAATTTGCATAAAAGGTTGGTTCGGTTGTAGGCAACACTAAATTTCTTATACTTGATAAATCCAATGCGTCTTCATTTTGTGTAAAATGTGCGATCATTCTAGCTACTTTTGTATGAGTAACTATTTTAATATCACCATACATCGAATAACCCGTTGGATGTAATATATTATTTACTTCAGATGAATAACTTTCGATTGGTATACCAGACTTAATAATGTAAGAATAATCTTGATATTTTTTATTATCATGTATTTTTAACAAAGGTGAACTAGTTAAACTTTGCGATTTGATTAATGTGTTATCGTATATTCCAACACCATTAAGAATGCCTGTACCTTGTGCTCTGTTATATTTTAATGCTACGCATTCAGATTTAGATTTTTCACCTACTAAAGTAGAACCCTCAACAATTGTATCAGAATATTCATGAAGAATATAATCTTGACTTATTCCTTCTAAAGTTAAAAAGTAACCTGTTTCTGTTATAAACTCATATGTTTCGCTCATATCATCAACATACAACAAGTTTCTAATTCTATCTATATCAACAACTCTCGCATGGGGTACTGAAAATATATCTATTGGCGCTGGATCTTGTTTCACATAAACATATTCATTGGTTATAAAGTTAACATTTTCTGAAACTGCTATAGTTGCAGGGAATCGTATCATAGGCACTGATGAAACACCGATAGCATAATCTGTAAATTTTATGCTTTCAATTTGTCCTATTGATTTACTAAATGATCTTATTTCTGCACCAGTTCCAATATTTGAAGTTACTGTTAATACTGGAAATTCTTTGTATCCATATCCACCATCTTGAATAGTAATTTTAGAAATAGCACCATATCCACTATTGTCACTTATATTTAAATTAGGCATCTGTGAATAACGATTTCCTTTGTAAGTAACATTAAAGTTCTGAATAGAATTATTTGAAATGTTAGCTCTCAATACAGCATTATTACCATCACCAGTTACTTTCACAGATGCATGGGTATATTGTTGACCTGCTGTTGTAAGTGTAGCATTGACAATTGGTCGATCAGCATATGCTTCAATAATAGCACCTGTTCCTGAACCCTGTACTGTAACGGTAGGATTATGATAACCTTGACCTTGATTACTATAATATGCCGTTATTATCTTTCCATCTTTTATAATAGGAATTAATGAAGCGCCACCGCCCGGAAGTGTTCCCGGTGGTGCAACATCATCAACTACTAAAACAGTATCATGTGCTGAGTAACCAGAACCCGAATTAATTATTTCCATTCGTGTTATGCCCGTATCTACTGTCAACTCAACTACAGCACCTGTTCCATCACCTATCACAGTGGCATATGTGCCATAATAATATCCTGTTCCTGGATTTGTTATGCCAACTCTTGTAATAATGCCATTTTCAATGACAGGTGTTAATACCGCTTCAGTACCATTGATTTTTCCACCCTGAATTGTGATAGTAACACCGGTATAATTTTGACCGCCATCAACAACAAGAACATCTACAAATGAGCCGTTTTCTAAGATTGGCAATAATTCAGCTCCAGTACCACCTTTAGCACTATCATCTACAGTAACACTTGCAGTAGTATAACCAGAACCAGGAGTGAGAACATTAATTTTATCGACTTTTGAATCAATAACAGGAGTCAATATTGCGCCATTGCCATAACCACCAATTGCAGTAACTGTCGGTGGTGTTGTTTTTGAATAACCAGAACCTTCTTCAGTTATATTAATAGATGTAATTCTGCAAGGAATCCATGCATCAGCTGCAGCACCAGCACCATCGCCTGTAATTTGTACTGTTGGGTGTGACGTATAACCAGATCCCCCATCAACTATATCAATAGCAGTAATTATACCACCATTGATAACAGGTACAGCAGTTGCATTTGAACCACCACCATTTATTATGCTTACAGAAGTGTTTCCTATTGTGTATCCATACCCACCTTGAAGTACTTCAATTCTAGAAACAAATGTGCCACTAGTCACTAATAATGCAACATTTGCTGTTGCTGTTGCTTGAACACCTAATGGATTATTTGGTGCAGTAATCACAATATTAGGCTTTTTAACGAAACCCTCACCTTCATATTGAACTAATATTGATTTGACGTAATCAGTAATAGTTGCTTCTGCTGTTGCATTTGTACCGTCACCCACAATTGTTATATCTGGTGGAAATGAATAATATTCTCCACCATCAGTTACATCAATACTATCAACAGCACCAGAATTCAAATTAACTGTAGCTACTGCTGTAGCACCAATGCCACTTCCATTAACAGTCAAAATTAATGGTTCTCTTTCTGCATTAGAATAATAACCAGAACCACCCGCATCTACAGAAATACTTGTAATAGATTTAGTTGTAGATCCCGATATAGCATATGTTGCTAAATGAGGGCTTGTATCATCATAATATATTTCTATTTCTGATTCTGATGATGCTACAAAACCACCTGAAACGTAAGCACCCAAAGTAGAATGTGTCGTTGCAGTGAAAAGATCTTTAGCTATGTTGAATTCGTTAATGATATAACTTCCATTATATGATGATGGATTAACACCGCCTATTGATATTACATCACCAACATTTAATAATAATGATGTATCAACTGACACAGTGATGATTGCTGTACTTGGATTCCAATTGATATTTGTTATATTAACAGAATCAAAATATCCCAAACCACCGTCAGTAATAGAAATTGAAGTAATTTTACCATAATCGATAACAGGTGTTATCGAAGCAGCAGATAATGGATTTCTTAATTTAGAATTAACTCGTGCTAAACACCCATGATGATAACCGTAACCACTTGATGTAACTGATATTGATTTTATTGTACCGTTTTTAAGTTCAGAAATTTCTGCTGTTGCGGCAATGCCATCGCCACTTATAATGATTGTGTCCATAACATCATAATCATAACCACCATCATTAATCGTAATTGATACTATTTGATCAGCAGATAAAACTGCTGTGCCTCTAAAATTAACTCCAACTGAAGTTACAATTTCAACTAATGCCCATGTATAACCAGAACCATTATTAGTCATCAATATATCAGTTATAACACCATTTTTAATATTTGGTTCAGCTGAAAACCCAACACCATGTCCTTCTGAAATAGTAGAAGTATAATCTAAATAATTTTGACCAGGATTAGATATAAAAATTCTAAGAGGTCTGTAATACAAATCTAAATCTAATCCAGATCCATGGCCGCCCTGAATTGTATATTTGTTAACTCCATATTTGTTAATTTCAAAAAACTCACCTCTGCTAATAATATCAAATGTATTAATACCACCATTCTTTAAATTAGCAGTTAATACAGCTCCAGATCCTTTTGCTTCTTTTACAATAAGTGTATCTGAAACTCCATAATTAGATCCTTGACGAATGATTATAACATCAGTTATGGATCCAAATTCATCTATTACAACATCAAATTCAGCGCCAGTACCAGTAGTAGTATTAACAACAACAATAGGATCCACATAATTAATTCCCTCATTATCGACAGATACTGCAGTTATTGCACCAGTAGCAATAGTAGGTGATATTAATCCATTAACTCCATTTACAACAACACTTACAGTACTGTCACCAAGATTAGAATCTGTTAATTGCCAATCGACTTTGGTTATTGCACCAATAGGATTTTTACTAATCTTAATAGCGCCCTTTGTTGTTTCAACAACACCATTATCATAACTCGTATAATCAGTTCTTATTTGGCGCAACGGTGAATTTGAATTAGCATCTGGTAAAATAGCAAAAGAAGTATATGCATATTTGCTGCCGCCATTATTAATTGTTATTGAATTTAAAACACTAGATGTTACTATTCCAGTAACCTGTATTTCAGCTAATTTAGAACCAGTTGGTGCATCTTCAATATTTAAATCACCGCCGTAAATATAAAGTAAATCATTTATTTGAAAATCATATCCTTTATTAAGAAAATTGATTTCATCTAATTCCATTACAGTAATTGTGTTTAAATCTACACCATCAATAGACGATACAAATCCAGAAAATCCTTTACCTAATGCATCATCAGATGTTACTTTATCTCCAACTGTATAACCAGAACCACCGTTAGCAATAATCGCTGTATCAACTGATCCAAATGAAGTTGCATCAATACTTAATGAACCTCCCGCTCCATCATCATCAAAATTAATAACCTGCCCTTTTTTATAACCCGATCCGCGATAATTTAATTCTATATCTGAAAATATAGGAGTGCTTAAACCTATAATATCACTACCATTAATCGTAGCTCTAACAATAGAATCAGTATTGAAATTGCCAAACAATCCCTTTTTCTGTAAATAAAGTATATAATATTCTGTGCCGTTAATAACAGTAGAAATTACATCATCAACAATAGCAGTTGCATATTCACCTACTTGAACAATTCGATTGCCCTTTAACGATGTATAATCATATGTTGGAAGATCAAATGAAATAGACGGTGTGTTAATATAATTAGTACCACCATCTAATATTTCAATACTAGAAACTTTACTATTATTTAATAATGCTCTTACTTTTGCATCTCTTGTATCAGAAACTGTCCATGTTAATGTGGGAGTTCCAATATAACCACTTCCCGGATCAAGAATATGTGAATCAATAACTGTACCATTAGAATCTAATATCAATTGAATTTTAATTGGAGTTGTATTAGTTCCAGTAAATTCAACTGTAGGTGGTAGTGTCCAATGTGATTTACCATCAATAATAGTAAATGTATTTAATGCACCACCACTCATTGTAAATGATACAGTAGGTAAATTATCAGTTAAATCATCATTAATGTTTCTAACAAATGAGACTTCTGGTGTTAGATAAATGCCATAATCTGAATCTGTTATATTTACAGCATCGACCGCACCCTTTATCATACGAACTGTAGCTTCTAAATTTGGTTTTTTAAGCGCTAAAATAATATTTTTTCTATATACAGAATCAGATGATTTAGTATATAAATCTCTACCCCAATCTATTTCAACATCTTCACCATAGATTGTTTTAAATAAGAATCTAAAACTATCTTCAGATCCTTTACTTCTAAAAAACTGTTTGCTATTTTTTATTAATAAACTTTTATCGACACTTGTATCTAATGGAAGATTATTAAGAACACCATTAGCAATTAGTGTTTTAAACTTTTCATCTGCAGTATCGTAATCATGCTGCTCTAAAGAATAGCGAATATAATCTAATGGATTACCATCATTTTCTAACCATTCAAAATAATATTCTATAAATTTTACAAAATTAGCTGCAGTACCTTGAAAGAATGCAGGTACCTGACTTGATAAAACGTGACTTACTTTAGGCTTAATACTCATTATTGATTCCTAGTTCTATCGTCATAAATTCCTATTTTAATATTTTCTTGTTGTATTCTTACAATCGTATTGTTTTTAGAAAATATATCACTAATAATAGGTGTTGCGTAAATCTTAATTCCATTACCATCAAAATTAGTTATAATGAGAGGTTTAATACTTATAATGCCACTGTTTAAATCAACTGATCCAGCACTATTTTCTACAACTTTAATAGTTTGATCTTGATTATAATAATATAACTGTATAGTTTCATTTAAGTTTCTTAAAAATACTTTTTCTGCTAAACCATCAATATAAAAACCTGTACTATCTACATTCGTTATACCATTATAAAATTTAAATTCCATACTATTACTTTGTGCTATAACTGGTAAAAATAGTTTAAACATTTTAAATGTTGTTAAGTTGTTTAAAATTGAATAATCAGATCCATCAATAATTCTACTTAAAAGCGAGAATCTGAATATATCATCAAACTTACCTAAATAGTTATCAGCATATTCTACAATGTTATCCAATACAACATTTTGAAGTTCTAAATTAGTTTTATTATTCTTAAATTTATCAAAATACACTTTTGAATCAATTTCAATATCGATATAATCTGGATCTAAAAATCGTGGTGATACATTAGCAACAGCACGTTTTTGAATAATGTCTAACACTTCTGCTTTTTCTGAATCAGTCAAAAATTCAGTATTTTGTGGTTGAATACATATAATCACTTTTCCATATTCAGGAGGTATTTGTTTTTCGCCACCCCATACAACAAGATTTTTAACGTTATTAAAGTTCTGCATTATTAACGCTTTACAATCATCTGCAGTAACAGCACGATTTTGAACACCAAAATAAGTCATTGCATTAAAACGAATTGATTCTATATTTTCAGCATCTGAACCACTTGCTGCTTGTTCTTGTGTTTGTATTGTAACAATACTATTACCTTCAATAGCTCCGGTAAGTTTAAAAACTTTTGCACCGTTAGCAACTTTACCAGACGATGTGACATAGGTAACATGAATTATATTACCAGCAGACAATTGCTTACCCAATATATCATCACCAAAATAGATTTCTGTTAAATTGTTTAATCCCTCTTGAACAAAAAATACTGTAGAAGTAGAATTAACATCAATAATAGAATCTGCTAATGAATAATAAGCATAATTAGGGGATGAAATAGATTCTTGAACAATCACTCTAATACTCGTTGTATCAACTTCACTATTAGGCAATGAAAATTTTTCTACTTTAAAACCTTCTGCTACATAACTATTCTGTTGAAACTTCCCTTCATAAATGAAAAACTGTCCAAAGTCATAAGTACTGCCACTTAATGGTGCAATAACATCATCAACAGTTACAAATTGATATGTATTTTCGTTTATAGTAGTTTCAAAAGGTGTGCCTGCTTTCATTGTTAATTGTGCAGGATTATTTAATGCATTTTGCAACACCATTCCTATTTTTGCTTTTGCTGATTTAATTGATTTTGGAATATAACCTAATGATTTTGCATGTGACACAACTGAATCACGTTTAACAGCACTGTCAATGTAAGTTTCATTAGCAATATAATTGGCCATTACAGAATTGTAATATGTGTTATATGCTAATAAATCCATCAGAATAGACATTCCCGAGGCTTCATAATCATAATCAGCAAATTCAGTCTGTGTAGATAAATAACTCTTTAAATTTTCTTTAATAGAGGCAAAATCTAATTCTGATACTCTTAGTTTGTTATTTAATATCATCTAACTCTTTCAAATTTAAGTGTTAATTGTTGAGTTACATCTGAACCTATTACATGAAAGTAAAAGTCAATTGCAATTTCATTATAGTCTGGATTATCACGAATAATCAAATTATCTATATACACTCTTTGATCATAATAAGCTAATTGATTTCTTATTTTTTTCAATAGAGTGATGCTCGTCAATGGTGTCAAGTTTTCAAATATCAAACCCGGAATACTAATACCGAAGTTCGGATCGAATCTCTTTTCAAAATTATTCGTTAAGAATAAAGTCATGAGAGCTTGCTTTACTGAATCAAGATCGTACTTAAGAATAACATCGTCTGTTGATGGATGTTTTTTAAATGTGAGACTTAGATCGGAGTAAGTATATGTTGTGGCCATAAAAATAAATTTGACTTAATTTGACAATAATGTAATAATTACATGTCGGTTGGGTTATGGATATTGATAAGTGATTGATATATTTATATCAATTGATCAAGCGCTATTACAAAATACATCAGGACTACCTGATGCAGATACATCACCGCATGATATAGCATCACCTATTCGATGCACTGGTATTCCTTCAATGAATACATTAGGTGATCCAGCTGAGGCATTACCATCATGACATTCTAGATCACAACAATGAGTTGGATAATGTGCACCAATAACAGTTGCTAATATACCATTGACGTATACTGAACTTTGTGCTGCCATATCTGATGGTCTTGGCGGAAAACAATGTCCCGCACTTGGATCAACATCAATTCTTGTGATTGCTGGCATAATTATTCCCTTGTATGTTGTTTGACTTTATCGATAAGTTTTCCATTGAAAACTCCCCAATTATCTCTTACTGTAATCTTTAATGGGATTGTTGTAGTAAATGGTTCAACCGTTGTGGTAGTACCGCCGACGCCACCTGTATCTGATAATTCAATGATGCCTTTAAATGTAGGATTTTGTGCTGATATATCAACCCATTTATATTGAGGGCCGATTTGCACTGGGCTAGAATAAATTATTGTATTTCCTTGACCTAATTCTCCATTAACATTATAGCCCCAACCCCATAATGCTCCTGTATCATTAAGCATATAATAATTACCTGCTAATGCAGACACTTTAGACCAATTACTTAATGTACCAATTTGAATTGGCGACATCATAAAATGATCAATTCCATGATTAATAAAATCATTATTTAAATAATTACCATATGTTTGTAAATCCCCCCAACCCCATAATGTACCATCTGTTTTTACTGCCATCGTCAAATCATTAAAATAACCACATGTTATCTGTTTCCAATTTGTTAATGTACCAATTTGTGTTGGGCTAGATATACCAAACACAGTTATATGATCTGATACATATCCCAATCCTAATTTTCCATAATAATTAGAACCACAACCCCATAATGTGCCATCAGTTTTAATTGCTAACAAATCATCTCTAAAATTAGAACCTAATTTGCTCCAAGTAGTTAAAGATCCAATTTGAGTAGGCGATGAAACTGAATTAGTATGACCAAGACCTAAACAACCAGGTGTATTATACCCCCAACCCCATAATGAGCCATTAGTTTTGATTGCAGCTACATTATTATTTGTTCCTGAAATACTCGCCCAATCACTCATTGAACCAACTTGAGTAGGACTTGATCTTAAAATTTCATCTCCTAAACCCAAAGCACCACCGCTGTTTTCACCCCAACCCCATAATGTGCCATCTGTTTTGATTGCATTAGTGCACTGTTGTTTCCATGATCCAATTATTTGAGTCGGACTTGAACGATGAATTATATCACCAGTTCCTAATTCACCATTTCCATTCCAACCTGTCGCCCACAATGAATTATCCGCTCTGATACCCAATGTTGAATATGAATCACTAACAGAAGACCAATCATTTTTATCACCTATTTGTATTATAACATGATGATCTATGGTATCACCTGTACCTAACTGACCGAACATATTAGATCCACATCCTACTAATACTCTACCAGTACCAGTTATAGGGGTGTCTGGTGGTGTTATTGGTGTACTATCAGTGATACCCAACCAATAAGTATGACTTCCACTAACATCTTTCCAAGTACTCAATGTACCTACTTGCATCGGTGCAGAAATTTCCCATACAGTATCATCTGGTGTTATCATTTGATCTGTATTATAACCACATGCCCATAATGTACCATTAGTTTTAATCATCATCATGCAATAATGACCAGATGATGCTAATTTATCCCAATCACTTAATGATCCAACTTGTGTAGGAGAAGATTTATCAATACTATCTCCATGGCCTAAAATGTTTCCACCATTGTATCCCCAAGACCATAATGTACCATCTGTTTTGATAGCAAAACTAGCAGAACCGTCAGCATGTACTTGTTTCCAATTACTTAATAAACCAACTTGAGTTGGAACATCTAAATTTACAGAACTAGTATTTTGTCCTAAAACACCATCTACATCTCTACCCCAAGACCATAATGTACCATTAGTTTTAACTGCTAAAGTGTGATATTCGTTAACAGATGCCTGTTTCCAGTTTAAATCAGTGCCAATTTGAACAGGTGATGAAACACCAAGATCAGTAATAGCACCTAATCCCAACATAGTGTTTTCCCAATCCCAACCCATCACCCATAATGATCCATTATTATTTAATAATATTGTTCGATTAGATTCAGCTGTCCATGCTTTTGACCAAGTATTCCCACCAGCAATTTGTACTGGTGAACTTATAGGAATATTTGGATTCATTCCTAATTCACCAGAATAATTATAACCCATACCCCATGCTGTGCCATCAGTTTTTATCATAACTGTAGTCATTGCACTACAATGCACATATGCCCAATCATTTGATGTTCCAACTTTAATAGGAGTTGATACATTATAAACATATCCATTATAAGGTGTTTGTCCCCACACCCATAACGACCCATCAGTTTTAATACCGTTAGAATTATATGCATATCTTTCAGATGGTGCAGCTAATTGTTTCCAATCGACATTAGAAATTAATTGAACGGGTGATGAGTATTGATTATTAATTTCACCGATACCTAATTCGCCTGACCAGTTTGTTCCGTTGCCCCAACCAGCAATATTAGATGGTGGTGTATCATCTGTTGTCGCTAACCATGCATAACCTGCACCCCAAACTTTACTCCAATTACTCAATGTTCCAATTTGAATTGGTGACGAGTGATTTATTTGATTAAGTATAGCCCCATTCGATGTATATGCGTAATTAGTTTCACCCCATGCCCATAATGTGCCATTAATTTTTCTTGCTATAAATGATCTCCATGGGACGCCTCCCCCACCAATTTCACCCCAATCGCTCAATGTTCCAATTTGAACAGGTGAAGATAATTCAAAATTTGGATCAATTGTACGCTCTGCAGCACAAACAGTCTTGAGTAATGAATAACTAGTTCCACCCCATCCCCATAAGGTATTATTATTCTGTATCCCATAAACTGTGGAATCATCACAAGTTACATTTTTCCAATTACTTAGTGTCCCCAGTTGAACTGGCGAAGATGTTGATTGAGTAGTAAAACTATTTAATAAAAGATTTCCATAAAAATTAACACCCCAACCCCATAATGTATTGTTAGTTTTAATTGCTGTAGAATATTCAGTGCCTATAGCAATAAACCTCCAATCAGTATCTACACCAATTTGCACTGGAGAAGACATGCTAGTATATCCATTTACCCCTTGTCCTGTTTGTCCTCTATTATTGTTTCCCCATCCCCATAATGTGTTATTTTCTCCAATGGCAATTGTATGATAACCACAAACCACTTTATTCCAAGTTGTTTTTGTTCCAATTTGCACCGGACTTGATCGTGAGAAATAATCACCTATACCACCTTCTCCAAAACCATTATAACCTATCATCCATAAAGTATTATCTGATTTAATTCCCATCATTGTTGAACCATGACAATTAACACTTTCCCAATTTCCGGTGTTGCTTATCATTACTGGTGCACTAACAGACTTATTATATGCTCCATATATGTTTCCAACTCCCCATAAATTTTTATTTTTATCAATAAAAAATGATGCTGGGACATCACCAGAAGTACACATATATGTCCAATTACTACTTAATTGAACGGGTGATGAATAATTAGTATAATCTGCCTTATCGAGTGCTGGGAAGTAACCAGCACCCCAATGTTTAATATAAGTAGGTGCCGGCGCCGGCGCCGGCGCCGGCAATATTTCTCTTGTTGCTAATGTAACATTATCATATGATGATATTTCATTCCAATCACTTAATGTGCCAATTTGAATTGGCGATGAATAATCGAGTGTATTAGAAGCTCCTAATGAGCCCCATACTACACCTTCACCACAAGCCCACAATGTTCTATCAGTTTTAGTGGCAAATAAAGCTGAATCACCTATTTCAACCGATCTCCAGTTATTCAAACTGCCAATTTGAGTGGGAGATGATCTGTGGATCTTATCTCCCAGTCCTAAACCACCATCACCATTCCAACCCCAAGACCATAATGTACCATCTGTTTTAACAGCTCCAGTAGAATAATAAATTGATACTTGTTCCCAGTTACTTAAAGTACCAACTTGTGTTGGTACTGAATACCCGAGTATGTTTTCTAATCCCAATTGCCCATGTGAATTCCAACCCCATGCCCATAATGTACCATTAGTTTTTACTGCCATTGTGCTAGCATATTCTCCAGCTGATATTTGTTTCCAATTAAATCCTGTACCAATTTGAACTGGACTTGAACGATTAATATCATCACCCAATCCAAGCTCTCCAGATTCATTTTCACCCCAACCCCATATTCCACCACCTATACTTTTTGCAATTGTATGATAATATCCACAAGAAACTTTATCCCAATAATCTAATATTCCGATTTGAATTGGTGAAGAACGATTATCAGCATAACCAGATATACCGTTACCCAAAGTACCTATCCAATTATATCCACATGACCATAATGTACCATCGGTTTTAACGGAAACAAAAAATCTTCTTCCCGCAGAAATTTGCTTCCAATTACTTAAAGTACCGACCTGACATGGAGAAGAACGATTATTATAAACATCTCCTAAACCTAAACCACCTTCACTATTAGCACCCCAGGACCATAATGTCCCATTTGTTTTGATACCATATGATGATTGATAATATTCTTCAATAGTATTCCAATCATTTAATAGTCCAACTTGAACTGGACTAGAACGATCTAAATCATCATTTGTTCCTATTTGACCCCATGTATTTGCACCCCATGCCCATAATGTATTGCTTGTAAGTGGAGGTGCATTTACAGTAGTTTTAAATCCGAAAAAATAATCTGCATCAATAATTGCTTTTTCCCATGTATTTTCTATACCAATTTGTACTGGAGAAGATACATAATTTACAATTTCCCAGTCACCCAAATCAAATCCGGGATTTAATCCCCATCCCCACAAGGTTCCATCTGTTTTAGTTGCAATAACATTATCCCATGAAACAAATACTGTTTTCCAGTTATTTAATGCTCCAATTTGACGAGGAATAAATGTATCTAATGTTTCAGGTGATGTTATATCAGGTAAATATCCGTTATGATCATTACCCCATCCCCACAGTGTTCCATCAGTTTTAATTGCAATATTATAATCATAATGAGAATCAACAAATGACCAATTGCTCAATGTTCCAACTTGAGTTGGACTAGAACGATCAATATAATCACCCAATCCTAGTTGTCCATTTATATTCCACCCCCATGTCCATAATGTTCCATTTGTTTTGATTGCTTTAACACTCTCAACACTTGCGGCAACTTGTTTCCAATCATTTGACGTACCAACTTGTATTGGAGAACTATAACGATAAGCACCAATTGTAGTACCGGTAAGTATTCCATAATCATCTTGTCCCCAACCCCATAATGTGCCATCTGTTTTAATTGCGAAATGTGCCCACACCCAACCATATGGTTTACCAGAAACAGAACTCCAATCACTTAATGATCCAACTTGAATAGGTGATGAATATCTAATCGTATTACCAACTCCCAATAATCCATCCCAATTATAACCACATCCCCATAATGTTCCATTAGTTTTAATTGCTAGCCAACTCCATTCAGCAGCTGATGATACTGTTTTCCAATTATTTAATAAACCTATTTGACATGGAGATGATCTTTCAATATTATCACCAAATCCAATTATAGAATCTCTGTTCCCGCCCCATCCCCATAATGTACCATCAGCTTTAGTTGCAACTACACTATTATCCCAACCAGATGAATTTAATATTGCTATCGAACTCCAATTATCACCAACATGTTCAAATTTGAAATAACCATCTGCATTACCAACACCTGCAGGTCCAGTACTGTCACTTAAAGGTATTTGATCATATCCACAGAACCATAATTCATTTGATGGTGTTACTTGTACTGGACTAGATATTACTGGTGTTATTGGTGTTAATGTATCATCAGTAATGCCAATCCAATGATAAGAATTACATGATACTTGCGTCCAATTAGAAAGAGATCCAAGTTGAACAGGTGAAGATTTATTTTCATTTATTAATTGATCACACCCCGCAATATCACCCCATGCCCATAATGTACCATTAGTTTTAATAGCAAAGGTTCTTTCACTGCCCCAACCACCAGTATGATTATTTGATAATTTACTCCAATCGCCTAGCAATCCAATTTGAGTTGGTACATCCACATATGTTCCAGTACCACCACCCTGACCAGAATTACCTATACCCCACGTCCATAATGTGCCATCTGTTTTAATTGCTGTTGATTGAGAATATCCACAAGAAATAATATTCCAATTTGTGGCAGTTCCAATTTGAGTGGGAGAGGATCTACTAAACTGATCTGCTTGACCTAACGCACCATTTGCATAACTACCCCAACCCCATAATGTTCCATCAGTTTTAATCGCTATACTAAATCTTCCACCACATGATACTGTTTTCCAATTATTCATTGTTCCTACTTGTGTAGGACTAGAACGATCATCCCAATTATCACCCAATCCTAATTGGCCATCAGATGTACTTCCCCATGACCATAATGTGTTATCAATTTTAATTGCTAATGAGTGTGTATCACCTGGTGCAATATCTTTCCAATTGGTTGAAGTGCCTACTTGAGTTGGACTAGAACGATTTTCATACAATGTTCCATGACCAAGCATTCCCCAATCATCATTACCCCAAGTCCACATTGTACCGTCAGTTTTGACTGCCATAACATGATCACGGTTCATTGCAATTGTTTTCCAATTGCTTGTATCACCTACTTGAGTTGGACTAGAAATTCCCATAAATTGACCTGAAGAAGTATAACCTAAACCCAATTGACCTACATCATTATATCCACAACCCCATAATGTGCCATCAGTTTTAATAGCAAATGATTGCTCCCATTCACCTGTTGCAATATATTTGTAATCATCTCCTAACATTAATATTGGACTAGTATACTGTATTCTATCACCATGTCCTAATTCACCACCATCATTATAACCACAACCCCATACTTTTAAAGGTGATGGTGGTTTTATGTAAACTTCACCTTGAGATGCAAGTGTTGCATACATTGATGATTCTACTTTATTCCAATTACTCAATGTTCCAACTTGGCAAGGAGATGATCTATCAATATTATCACCTAATCCACAATTATTATGATATTGTGTATTTTGACCCCATGTCCATAATGTTCCATCTGTTTTTGTTGCTGCGGCAGCATAACCACAAGCAATATCTTTCCAATTTGTCATTGATCCAATTTGAACAGGTGAAGATCTATCAATATTATCACCCATTCCTAATCTTCCATGGAAATTTTCTCCCCATGACCATATTGTGCCATCAGTTTTAAGAGCTAAAGAATATCTACAAAATGTTTTTTTAGATACTTTATTCCAATTTGACATTAATCCTATTTGTATAGGAGAAGATATATTTGTTACTAAATCACCACTAATTCCATTGCCAAATTCGCCTCTAGTATTATCACCCCAAGACCATAATGTGCTGTCAGTTTTAATTGCATGAGCAACAAATTCACTTGCATTTATTTGTTTCCAATTTGTTAATGATCCAATCTGCACAGGAGATGAAATTGCCTCCCAAAAATAAGTACCACCTGATGGTGCTGGCAATAATCCGTCACTAGTATATCCCCAACCCCACAGTGTGCCATTAGTTTTAATAGCGAAAGTTGTGTTCATACCGCATGTTACTTCTTTCCAATCACTTAATGATCCTACTTGAATCGGTGAAGATGCCCATATTGTTTCTGGATATCCACATTTACCGCCACTATTATTTCCCCACACCCACAATGTTCCATCAATTTTAATTGCACCTACATGATTTTCTACAGATACTTGTTGCCAATCAGTTAATGCACCTATTTGTATTGGAGAAGATTTTTTTTCATCATCTTCATAAAAATGTCCTGTTGATCCCCATGACCACAATGTACCATCTATTTTAATGGCAAACGCATTATATTCGCCCAGAGAAAAATTATTCCAATTTTCTAATACACCAATTTGACAAGGAGATGATCTATCAATCATATCACCTAAACCTAAACCACCATATTTTATACCCCATGAATATAATTTGCTACCACGAGAAAAACTAGAACATAATTTTTCTTCATATCCTATAAACTCTGTAGTATTTCTTATTCCCATTGAATTATTATATGAGCATGAGATACTACTCCAATCGCTCAATGATCCAACTTGAGTAGGACTACTTCTACCATCAGATATTGTAGTTCCTATACCTAAATGATGTTGAACCCAATTTATACCCCACGCCCATAATGTACCATTATTCTTAATTGCGAAAGTGTTTTGTGCACCAACTTTAACATCTTTCCAATCAGTCATTGATCCTACTTGAACTGGGCTTGATCTAGCAATTGTATCATTAACTCCAACTGCACCATCAATGTTAGATCCCCACGCCCATAATGTACCGTCTGTTTTAATTGCTGCAGTGGCCATGTCAGATATTGCAACAGTTTTCCAATTGCTTAACAATCCAACTTGAGTTGGGCTAGATCTATTTATTGTATCACCCAATCCTAAACCAGCGCCCCATCCCACACCCCAAACCCATAATGTACCATCAGTTTTAATTGCTGCAGAATTAGCCCACATAGTAGAAATATGAGCCCAATCACTCAATGTTCCAAGTTGAACAGGACTTAAAGTATCGACACCTTCAACTCTTCCCCATCGCCATAAAGTATTATTTGTTTTTATAGAATATGATATAAATCTACCGGCTATAATTTTATTCCAATCACTTAACAATCCAACTTGAACTGGACTAGATCGATAAATATCATCACCTAACCCTAATTGACCCTCATCATTTGATCCAGTTGCCCATAGTGTTCCATTTGTTTTTGTCATTAATGCATGATAACCGCAAGATACATCTTTCCAATCAGTCATCGAACCAACTTGAACGGGTGATGATGAATAACCTATATAATTTCCAAAACCACCCCATACCCAATCATTTGATCCCCATGACCATAATGTGCCATTTGGTTTTATTCCCGCACTTGTATAATTTCCTGGTGCTAAAACTGACCAATTGTTTAATGATCCAATTTGCATAGGAGAAGATATTCCCCAAATTGGTCGATCTCCAATACCTAAAGAACCGTCTAAACATTGCCCCCAACCCCATCCAGTTGTAGAAGTTACTATAACTGGTGATGAACATATATTTGGATCTGGGCATGGTACATTTAACCAATTATTTGTTCTATTTTTAATAGCAAATGATCTATAATAAGTAGAATATGCATCTGACCAATTACTTAATGTGCCTACTTGTGTTGGACTTGAATAATTTATGTTATTTGTGTTTAGACCTAAACTGCCACCTTGAGCATTACCCCACGCCCAAAGTGTACCATCTGTTTTAATTGCTGCACTATAGTAACCACATGTTATTTTTGCCCAATTTGACATTGAACCAATTTGACATGGAGAAGATTGATGAGCAAAATTACCAGCATATCCTAATCCTAAATCTCCATTCCAATTTCCACCCCATGACCATAATGTGCCATTTGTTTTAAGTGCGAGTGTATGCCAACACCCAGGTTTTATATCTGCCCAATCTGACATTAGTCCGACTTGCGTAGGACTAGATCTCCAAATTTCATTACCTAATCCCAATGCACCCATCCATCCAGATCCCCACATCCATAATGTGCCGTCTGTTTTAATTGCACCTACGGGTGGTGCATTAAGTGAATACCAAGTAGATAATTTTGCCCAATTTGACATTGATCCAATTTGACATGGACTCGAGCGATCAATTTGGTCACCAAGTCCAAGAGGCCCTTGCCAACCCCAACCCCACGACCATATAGTGCCGTCTGTTTTAAGTGCGTGAAATATATTATCATCACATGCATTTATACTTTTCCAATTACTTAATGATCCAAGTTGAACTGGACTAGATTCAGCATAATTTGTACCGAGTGTGCCAAACGCACATTGAGAATTATACGCACCCCAATACCATAACGTTCCGTCAGTTTTGATACCCAATGTCGCCGTTTCAGCACATCTTACTTCTTTCCAATCGCTTAATGTTCCTACTTGTTGAAAATCATAATTGTATGCAAAAAGTGAATGCCCGAGGCCGAGCATACCATCCCAGTTTAATCCGTTAGCCCATAATGTTCCATCATCTTTAATAACAAAGAAAGAATCCCAATTGCCTGATATTTTATCCCAGTTTGATTCTATACCTATTTGTACTGGTGATGAAATGTCTGTACTTACAATTTCATCTTTATAACCAGAATACCACAATTCACCACCCATTTGTACGGGAGATGAACATGTTACTGGTAATGTATCTTCTCCAGTTAATCGTATTCCTCTGAACGAACCCCATCCACAAGTTATGTCAGTCCACGTAGATAATGTGCCAACTTGACAAGGACTAGAACGATCAAATACATCATTCAATCCAAGTTGACCACCATTATTTTCTCCCCAGGTCCATAAAGTACCGTTTGTTTTAATAGCATATGATGATTCAACACAATAATTTTCTATTTCTTTCCAATCACTTAATGTGCCAACTTGACATGGACTAGAACGATTAATATTATCATTTAATCCTAAAAGACCTTTAGAATTATCACTACCCCATGTCCATAAAGTACCGTTTGTTTTAATTGTAAGTGCATGTGCGGTTCCGCATGCTAATTTATTCCAATCAGTTAATGCACCTATTTGTGCTGGACTAGATCGCCATATATTATCATTATGTCCCAATTGACCCTGTTCATTATATCCCCAACTCCAAATACTATTGTCTAATTTTAAACCAACTACTGCATTACTTAAAAATTTAGCTGTTTTCCAATTTGCTTCTGGATCAGTACAAGTTTTTGTTCCAGTAAGTCCTACAGCTTTAAAAAATTCTTGTCCGACTTTTAACCAATTACTTAATGATCCGATCTGTATTGGAGAAGATATTACACTATCTGAAAAATTATTTCCTCCCAATAAATAAGTATAATTACCAGTTTGTGAATAAAACGGATATCTATTTGATCCCCAACCCCATAATGTTCCATCAGTTTTAATTCCATAATATATTGGTAAATTAACATCTTCTTTATTCGACCAAACTGTTTTCCAATTTGATAAATTGCTTATCATAATTGGTGTAAGTATTGGTGTAGTAGATCCATTTAATAATTCTTTTTCATAGGGTGATCCCATACCCCATAACGTCCCATTAGTTTTTACTGCTATTGTGCAATGAAAACTCATTGCAACATGTGACCAATCACTCATTGATCCAATTTGCACTGGTGAAGAAATATCATTTTGATGACCAATACCCAAATTACCAAAATAATTGCTGCCCCAACCCCATAATGTGCCATCAGTTTTAATTGCTACTGCTGATTGGTCAGATGTAAAAATATTTTTCCAATCATCTAAAATACCAACTTGAAATGGTATTTCATGTTCTTGATTTGAAGAATTTAATCCTAATTGCCCATGAGTACCAAGCCCCATTCCCCACAACTTACCGTTACTTGTAATGCCCATTACTGTTTCATTACCACCAACTGAAACATCTTTCCAATTACTCATGGTTCCTACTTGACAAGGACTAGAACGAGATATTCCACCAGTATTAATACCTAGCCCCAACGATCCGTAATAATCATTACCCCATGTCCATAATGTACCATCTGATTTAATAGCAGCATTAGTTGAATAACCACAAGATATTGTTTTCCAATCAGTCAATGTTCCAATTTGTATTGGACTCGAATGATCAATTGTATCACTTTGACCCAATTGACCATCGTGATTACGACCGTTTGACCACATTGTGCCATCATTTTTAATTGCAACCCAATGATAATCACCACATCCAATATCTTTCCAAACTGTTGTTGTATCAGTTATGGAAATTGGAGTTGGATTATTAAATAATCCATTTACTAGTTCACCATAATAACTTGCACCCCAACCCCATAAATTACCGATTGCGACTGGTGATACTGATGGTGTTCCATGGATGCCCATAGTATGAACTAACCAATTATGTGCTACTTTAGTCCAATCACTATATGTGCCTACTTGAACAGGTAAAAAATAATATGTTGCTGAATAAGGAAGACCTGCTTGACCAGAATCATTTCTACCCCAGCCCCATAAAGTACCATTTGTTTTAATACCATTAACAATTGTTTCACCACCGAGCGAACATGATACTTCTTTCCAGTCTGAAGCAGAACCCATTTGTACTGGTGATGAAATAGTTGGTTGCCCCCATGTGTAAGAATTTCCCCACCACCATAATGTTCCATTTTGTTTAACTGCATATGCATTTGCCTCTGCTAATGCACATTGACTCCAATCACTCATTGATCCTATTTGAATAGGACTCTGAACATTAGCTGTAAGTGTATCACCCCAACCCCACAATGCACCAGTAGTTTTAACTGCAAGAGCACCACTGCCACTTGCACATACTTGTTTCCAATCTGTTGATGTTCCAAGTTGTGTATGTTGTAATAACGGTGATTGAAATATATCATATAATTCATGATCACCTGATACCCAAAGAGTATTGTTTTCTCTTATTCCATATGAAGCACCATAACTACATGATATTTGACGCCAATCACTGAAATTACCCACTTGAGCTGGAGATGATATTAAATCATATTCAATACCTAAACCAAAAATAGATGAGTTGGGATTACCTTCATTTTCACCTAATGCCCATAATGTTCCATCTTTTTTAATTAACATTGTGCTAAATGATTCATTGACAACTACTTTGTTCCAATCAGTTAATGAACCAATTTGAACTGGACTTGAACGGTATACTTGATCCCAAAGATTAATATTGACTTGACCATGATTACCTCTCCAATCTCTACCACAGAACCATAATGATCCATCATCTTTAATACCTGTCCAAAACCAATATCCACAACTAATATCTTTCCAATTTACACTTGGTGGTGCGACCTGAATAAATCCATATTGTTCATAATTAGGTGCTGTGCCATCACCAACAGTACCATGAGATATCCAACCTGTAATCATTAAATTACCATTTGTCGCTGTTGTTACATTTTGAGTTGCATCATTTGAAATAGTGCATACTAAATTATCTTGTGGTGCGCCCTGTGTATATGATATTGTTCCTAATTGAACTGGTGAAGATCTGTTAATATTATCACCTAATCCTAAATTACCATCGCCGCCATATCCAATAACTAACGTTCTATTATCATTAGTTAAAACTGTTATTTGTCCAAAATCAGCTGAGGTTGTTATTGATTTCCAATCATATCCTATATTGGTTAATGTAGTTAAAACTCCAGTATTTACAGTTGTATATCCTAATAGATTACCGTAATCATCATCGCCGGCTGCCCATACTTGGTTATATGTATTAAATGCATATATATTAGTAGCCCCAGCAACAACATTTGACCAATTAGATAATGATCCTATTTGTACTGGACTAGAATATACAATGTCTATTCCAGTACCAAGATATCTTCCTCTTCCAATACCCCATAATGTACCATTTGTTTTAATTAATACAGTATTATCAGTACTGTTACTACTAGAAATTTTATTCCAATCACTTAATGACCCTATTTGAGTAGGAACAGAACGATTAATATTATCACCAAACCCTAAATAACAGCCCCAATTATATCCCCATGCCCATAATGTACCATTTGTTTTAATTGCATGATTTCTAGCATATGCTGGAGCTAATACTTTCCAATCAGTATCTACACCAACTTGAACAGGACTAGATCTACCAATACCAGAAACACCTAAACCGAGACTTCCACTATAATCAGTTCCCCAAGCCCATAATGTACCGTCTGTTTTAATTGCAGAACCACAACTCCAACCAGCATATATTTCTTTCCAATCATTAGAGGTTCCTATTTGAGTTGGAGATGTATATGTGTCCCAAGTTCCTAAACCTAATGTACCACCAAAATCACCCCACGCCCATAATGTACCATTTGTTTTTAGAGCGAAAGTTTCTCTAGTTTGGTTACCAACAATTTTTGCCCAATCATTTGATAAACCAACTTGAACTGGAGAAGAAATAAATCTATCTGCCCATGGCGGTACTGTTGGGTAAAATGATGGGTCACCTGCAATATAACCATCTGTACAACCAGTAAACCATAAAGTACCATCTGATCTGATTAAATGTAAACCTAATCTAGACATTCCATATTCTTTGTAATACAATGAAGAAAATGTATTATTTGATGATAATTGAACTGGTGATGAATATTGAATAGTTTGATCAGCTGAGTTACCTAATTGACCGCCAAAATTCCAACCCCAGATCCATAAAGTATTATCATTTTTAATTGCTAGAGTATTAGTATTATCATTATTTGTGATAAATTTCCAATCAGATAAAGATCCTATTTGACAAGGACTTGATCTACTTATCATATCTCCCAAACCTAAATGACCACCTTCTGGTATACTGTTACCCGGCCAACCCCACGACCATATTGTACCATCTGTTTTTAGTGCAACTGCTTCTGCACCACTACCCCCATATATTTCTTTCCAATCATTAAGATTACCAACTTGAACTGGACTCGAATTTAAATAATAATCCCACGGAAACAGTGCATTGTATGCACAAGACCAAAGTGAATTATTATTTTTAGTAAGAAATGTTGGATATCCATTAAATACCTTTGACCAATCATTTGGATTACCTAATTGAGTAGGTACTGAACGAGAATTAATATCACCAAGACCTAAATTACCATCACTATTATAACCACAAACATATACAGTACGATTACTGCCACCACTTCCTAATGTTGTTTTTGTGCCAGTGATAGTTACTTGTGCATAATAGGGATATTGGTGATTCGGGCCTGTATATTGAAATATCTCTGATTCGATGGGTATATTATCAAAACTTTTTGATGTACCATATGTTATATCTGGATTGATAAATTGCATACCACGAGGAAATTTATCTTTCAATTCACCAAAATTGCCTTTGATATGAATTGTTGTGCCATCAACAGACGATTGAACACCTGCTTCTGAGGGCACAACAATCGACACATGTTCAATTGATTGTGTTACCGCTGGATCAGTATTAGTATCAACAACATACACAACATTGTCGAATTGTGTAAGTTCAACCGCGTTTACCTTATCAGGATTTAAATTAAAATTTACATCAGTCATTTATTATGCAAAGCCAAGACCTTGTGTAGTTGTACCCGTTGAAGTATTTATCGTCATCATAGATCCTCTATTTCCACCATCTGCATTCATTGATACATGCACCCATGCAGAACCAGAACTACCAGATGATTCAAGAATAAGTTGATCAAATGGCACACTATTTTTTATTTCACTTGCAAATTCTTGCATTAATTGTTTCTTATTGGCCGATTCTTCTATTGAACGTCTTGACAGATCAACTGCCATACCCTTGTTATGTTGTGATGTTCCCGTTCCCATTCTAAAGCCGCTATTGATAATGAGATCAGGATATTTCTGTTTAAGTGGTTCAAGAACATTAATCGCTAACTGCATTAAATTACATACAATCTTATCTTGTGATAAACCTACTTGTCCATCAATTCCCGGTAAGGGTGCTGAACCGCCACCCGGTCTTTTACATAATTGACCTAATGTGAAATTAGTAGATAATCTTGTGCTTGAACCAAATGGTTTTTGATCTTCTAACGCTGCACAATCACCTTGATATGGTTTAATTGGTGGCGGCGGCAAATTATCTACTGGAATATCTGATGACGGTTCTGCTAATCTTGGAGTGTTATTACTCAATCTTTGATCCTCTACATATTTTGCCTGTTCTTCTGGACTTGCATCTTCCATTAAAAAGTCATCTGATGATTGGCGAGTGGTAGGATCTAATACCTTAAGTTCTGGTTCAAATTCTTCAATATCAACTGCATCTTTCGCATCACCCGCATCGCCCGCATCTGCAGCAAGAGTTGACATACCAGAGTTCCAATGGATCAATTGTGCATCACCAGCAATCATCACACCTGCAGTTAAACTCATTGTATCACCTGCACTACCAGCAATGTTTATACCTGCTTTATAATCATAATTACCATCAATAGTTAAACGACTATCCATCAATACATGTTCATCTTTAGCACCATCAATTTTCAACATGTAATCGCCAACTGTATGTTCATCATAATTACCATCTAACAACAATTTATAATCGCCACCTATGTGCCAGTCATAATTACCATCAACTCGCATTTTCATATCACCCTTAACCCAACAATCCCAATCACCATCTATTTTTTGTCTGACATCACCTTGCACATATAGTTGAACGTCTCCCACAACTTCTACTTGTAATGACTTTTGAATAATGACACTAAAATCGCCATCAACTGTTATAAGACCAGTACCTGTAATATGAGTTTTATTGTCGTTTTCATTTATTTTAACTTCATTACCCTTGATACGACTTGTGATATTACCTTTAGAATCTATTTCAACAAAAGTACCCGTTTTATGATAGATGTGAATGCGCTCCATACCTTCAGTATCATCAATTTCTATAGTGTGCCCAGACTCAGATTCCAATACATGGTTAAATGGATAATCAGCATTGTAAGGAATTAATGTTTGATCCCATGTAGATTCAGAATTTGCTATTAATAGTTCTTTTTCACGTTCTTGCTCTTTAGGAACAACAATTGTTTTTTCAATCGATTGATGCCGCGCTAATCGATGAGTATCAGGTTCTTCCAACCAATCTTCTTTTGGATATTTTTCATTAGGATCTTTAAATCCTATTATATCTTTGGTGCCACGAATTCTTAATTTTTTACTTAGTTCGGGCATGTTTGCTGGATCAAACTTTGAACTCTCTGAACTAGAATTACTGTTGTTTTGGATATTTTTATCAATAGGAGCACTAGCTAAGTTTTGTGGTGTTGGTAATTCATTAGTTGCTTGCCCAGCAATTGCTTTTTGTCCCAGGTTATAATATGATTGAGCACTTGTACCATTACCATCAACGGGATTACTACCATTTAAAAACTGTTTTGCACCACCAGCACCGACTAAATGTGCTGCTGTAAGCATGCCTGCTTGTTTTTCAGCAGGCACTGAATCATTTAAATTCAAACGTTTATAGTTAGTTTTCAAATTGCTATCCATTGCATTTTCTTGTGCAGATGGATTATTTAAAAATGAGTCCTTACTTGTAGTGCCATCTTTACCAGTCCAAAGACTTGGATTATTCATCGCCTGATTGCCATATTTGGCAGTCGATCCTGGACTTAAATAGCCTGCATCTTCCAATGCACCCGCACCCATTTGATATTTGCCCAAATAGTTGCGGCTATTTACTGCTTGATAATTATTACTTGATTCTCTATTGCCAATTGTTTGTTTTAACTTATCATATTGATCTTGTGATAAATTACCTAATGTATTATCGCCTGATGCAGTTGATGGTGAGACAACATAACCACCTGAACCAGTTTGAATAGGTGTGCCTGAACTGTCAGTCACTGCATTTTCTGGTACAGATGTGTTTCCCTTTGCTTGATTCTGAATAGTGTTCTGTAGAAAATCTTCAATATCTTCTGCTCGTGCATTATCTTCAATAGGAATTCCACCAATACTTCCCATCATAAATGGTTGCTGATATGAATCATCTAAAAACGTTACAACCAACCATGTACCTTCGACTGGCCCAACAGGCGCTTGTCCGATACCAGACATTGCAGCACTATTGATTGCTTGAAGTGGCCACGCCCATGGTAAATCTTCTATAGGCAATTCGATTTTATTATCAGTATGTAACCCAAGCACCCTAACACGGCATCGCCCCAAAAACAGAGGATCCATTCGATCCTCTACAACACCAAACCAAAGAATTTTATTGCCTATTTTATTATGCATATTCAGTCTCCACACTTTCACGAGCTATATTTAAAACCATTGCATGTTTTTTTAATGTTAATCGATGCATTATAGAAGTCACTAGATAATTACCATTATATCTACTATCTGATGCACCTTCATTTTTTTCATCTGGAACAATTAAACCAAGACCGCCTATATTGACATTAATAACAGTTCCCACTTCTAAATCAGATCGACCATTAACAGTTATTTCTAATTTTACAGTATTAAGTTGTTCTAATAATGGTAATTTTTTAGTGAGTACTTTACCATAATTATCTTCAGACATATCATTATGAACTTGCGGGTAAGTAGTTAATACAGACAATGCTGTATTCTTTGATGTAAGAATATTATCAGACGATACTTTACTCTCACTTAAATGTGCAGTTTTATCGAAATCTTCTTTGTAATAATAACCACGTTTTGTGATGGTTTTAAGCAATATATTATGATCCCATACGAAATGTGAATAAAATCCATTTTCATATCTATTTAATACGTTGAATTTTTCTAATATATGTAAATCATAAATCTTCATTAATTCTGCTTCTACATCACGATAAGATTCTTTTAAAACCCCATTACGTGCTGGATCATTGTTATAGAAATATTTAATTTTAGGTTCTTTACCATTTTCATATATACTATTTAAAGATGTAAAAACGTATTTTTTATTTGTTTCATAGAACACAAAATCGGACGCTTTAAACCCATCTGATGATTGTGCTCGTGATGTTAAATAATTAATACATCTAAATGGATTCCAACTTGGTGCCACAAATTTTAAATTATTAGTACTACTATCAAATTCTGTTTCTTTTATTGATTGTAATCCATTAGATCCTAATATACGAGAAATAATGTTATTTGGTGTTCCTGTAAATGCTTTTGTTATTCTACTATTCAAATCAATAATCGATTCTGGTGTTGTGAAATATAACGTATAAATCTGTTTATGTGGTGTGGGTGTTAATATTGTGCCTAATTTATATACAGAAAAGACTTGTGTCACTCTAGCAGATTCGGGAAATCCAGGTGTTTTAAATACTAACTCAATCTTTTCTTCACCTATAATAGGTAAGTTTTCAATTAAGTTATTAGTATCAACCATTGTAATTGAACCAGATAATGAATGAGAAAACATATCCTCATACAGTTCTATTTCAGAAAACATGTTGCTAATATCATATGAATTATCTTTATAATCATATAATACTAGAGTAGATATTTCTACATCGCCACCTACTGCTAATTCATTATCATTCATGTTGTAGATTCTTTCAACGCTTTTAAATATGCCTTAATAAATTCACCAATATAATTACTTTTTATAAGTTTAATCTGTCTTTTTCTTTCATTCAGACCATCTTCGTACTCATAATTAGTTACTGGTATACCTTCTAAAGTTTTATAATCACTCATCCATATGGGGTGAGTAGCATCAAGACCCTTTAATTGTGCATTGGTAGCATTTTTATAATCATAATAATATTCATCAACTACATTACCATCTGGATCTTCATAATGATGTATATCATAGATCTTATCTTCACCGTATTTACTTATAACAAATTTCATCATAGAATCATATATCATTGGAAAGTCAGTGATGTAATCAAACCTGTTATTAATATACATAACAACCCAGTGATAATCCATCGTGTTATAAAATTTATATGATATGATTTCTGGTGTTTCTCCATCTAACATTGTGTAATTGAAAAACATATAACGGTTTTCAATATCAGTCATTCTATAATTTATTCGTACTAAAATATCTGGAATAATAACCGGAATAGCATTCTCATTACGAATTGCTAAATCATACATAATTTTTGGTAAATTTTTAATCATTAAGTTCTATCCCTAGCATTAATTATTCCCGCAGCAGAACCAATAGGATTGTCTGCTGCAAATGAGGCCGCTGCATCAGAAACACCAGTTGAAGTTGTCGGCCCTTCGCCAAATTCATCTAAACGATCTTTTGTCAATGGTTCTAATTCAGTAAAGGTTAATGACATTGTTACTGCGGTCGGATAACCATTTGTATCTTTGAATGCAGACCATACACCGTCTGGTGTATAATTTACTGACATATCTGTTAATGCACATGTCGCAATACTACCAATAAATTGATTAACTTGTCGTGTGCCAGAATCATTGTTTTTTGTGCCACTATAAAAATCTATTTCAAATTCTGCAGGGAATATTAAATATTCACCAGATGTTATTTCTGGATGCATGTGATATTTAAATGTATCAATGATTCTTATTACATTTCCTGCTTCTGTTCTTGATCTTGGTGCCATTAAAAATTCAAAGGTGAACGTTCTAAAGTTCATACCATTAAATATTGATTCAGAATTAGGGTTAGATAATTTACCTTGCAATTTATTAGCAACTTCTTTACTTGATGTTATCGCTGCTAAAATATTACCTACGGTACCTTGTGCAAATCTATTTGCCATCGATCCTGCCATGCTACTTATTGCATCTGTTACTTGACCACCGCTCTTATTAGCTTCTCGTGATAATAAATTGATAATAGCGTTAGAATCAGCTTGTTCATATTTAGCACTCCATGATTCAACCCAATTGTTAGGCATATACATGGCAATGGCGCTCTTTAATTGTTTATAACCAGGTGCAAATGTAATCGTTTGTCCGCCTACTGTCATTGATGTAATACCAGCATTCGCTGCTGCTTTTCCAATATTACCCGTCCCACTCTTTTTAGACATTGGTGCAGCACCAGAAAATAATGTGTTTGCAGCATCACCAATTTTTGATTTACCTGGAACATTTATGAAGAATACTACCATATGCTTTTTATCTTCTTGAAAAAGATCTATGGGGTACGTCAATTCATCAATATTAAAATCACCGCCAGTTCCTGTGGCACCACCTGCTCTTCTTAAAGTTACCATAATTTCCTCGATAAATATTGTATTACGACTGTTTAATATTTATCACTAAACTTATGGCAAGAAATTATTTACAAGGTAAATTTACATTAAAGAATCCTAATAAATATGTAGGAGATAAGGAAAATGTCATTTATCGCTCTAGTTGGGAAAAGAAATTGATGATATATTTAGATGAAAATGCATCAATTTTGAAGTGGGGAAGTGAAGAATTAATTATACCCTATATTAACAAAGTAGATAACAAACCACATCGCTATTTCCCTGATTTTGTTATAGAATACAAGACACAGAAAGATACAATAAAACATGCAATAATTGAAATTAAACCAAAAGCACAAACAATACCACCACAATTACCCAAATCAGGAAAGCAAAATAGAAAGTATTTAAACGAAATGGTGACATATATTACTAATGAAAGTAAGTGGTTAGCGGCTAAGGATTGGGCTTTAAAACATGGTTGGGATTTCATCATCATGACAGAGAAAGAACTCGGAATAAAATAATGTATATAAGAGAATTAACTAACAAAATCAAATCAGATCCAAAGTATAATGCAAAAAACACTTATACTTGGTTTAGAAGTAAAATACAGCAATTGGGAACTATTAATCCTAAAACGTATACTGATAAAGCAACATTCACTAAAATTATACCTGGTTTTTGTTATCTATACATGTATGATCCAAAATATAAGAAAACTATGCCCTATTATGATCGATTCCCATTAGTGTTTCCATTCAATAAAGATGCAGAGGGTTTCATTGGATTAAATTTGCATTATTTACATCCAAAACTTAGATTGATATTGTTAGCAAGATTGAATTCATTTAAAGTAAAACAACTTAATAATGAAAATAAATTAATGTTACAGTGGAAATATTTAAGCAATGTGGCGAAGTTTCCAGAAGTTGCACCATGTGTTAAAAGATATCTATGGTCTCATTGTAAATCAAAGTTTCTTAAAATACCCGATGATGATTGGATTGTTATGTCACAATTGCCCACTGATGTATTTAAAGGTGATATAAACACTTCGGTTTGGGCCGAATCTAGAACAAAGATAGGAAGATAAAATGGTATCAGATAATATTGTAAATGATGAAAGTGGTATAAGTAAGTTTATTGGTGCAATAAACTCAAGTACGGGTTTAGCTAAACCCAATTGGTTTAAAGTGTTTATTACAAAACCTTCTTTATCTAATGTTGAGCGTGATGTTTCATTATTTTGTACTGCAGCACAATTTCCTTCTAATAATATATTAACTTCACCAATAAGAACTTATGGGCCGCCTATTGAATATCCCTATATGAAAATATTTGATGCTGTCAATTTAACATTTTTAGTCGATAATCAAATGAAAGTTAAAAACTTCTTTGATAATTGGATGCAATTGATTGTTGATGATGGTGTCACTAATGATGTTGCATTTTCTGATGATTATGCCACTACAATTGACATATATCAATTAGATCAGGGATCAAGTGGTATTACTCATTCAATTAGTTTGTTACAAGCATATCCAAAATTAATCAATGCTATACAATTAGATCATCAATCACAAAATCAATTTCATCGTTTAGAAGTTACTTTTGTTTATTCTAAGATTTTATATGGCATATATGAAAATGAATCACCCACTATTAATCCACAAGCTGAAGCTCCAAGTAGTTCAAATTATACAAATAATGAAAATTCACCATTTGGTGCACCAACATATGACAATTCTTTTGGCAATACTGATTTCTTAGGATCAAGTTATCCAGAAGTGTCTAATTTCACTAATCAAATAAATGCTCAAGTAATGAATACATTTTCACCATTTATGTCACCAATAACTGACACATTAAATAATATAACAGCAGCATCATCGTTTCTTGCAAATCCAAATATTTCAATAAGACTTTATTAATGAGGAGATTATGAATGAAATTTTCGTCTATTCCAACATATGAATTGATATTACCATCGACTGGTAAAAAGATTAAATACCGACCATTTTTAGTGAAAGAAGAAAAAGTATTGTTGCTTTCTATTCAAGAAAAAAATGAAGAACATGTTATACACACATTGAAAGATATTATTAATTCTTGCACATTTAATATGATCAACGTTGATAAATTGCCAGCAGTAGATATTGAATATATCTTTATTATGCTTAGAAATAAAAGTATGGGTGAAGCATTAGATTTAGAAGTAACATGTAATAGCTGTGATGCTAAAAATTTGGTGTCTTGTAATTTAGAGAATATTAAAGTTAGCAAACCATTGGAAAATGTGAAGGACAAAACGATTAAATTAACAGATGAATTGATTGTCACTATGCGGTATCCAACCCTAGAAATGTCATATAATTTAACCGAAGGTGACGATATACAGAGTACAATTGAAGTTATCGCTAAGTGTGTCGAATTCATTGACTATCAGGGTAAATTACATGATACCGCCGATTTACCATTTACAGAAGTTGTCGAATTTGTTGAGAATTTAACACAAAAACAGATCAATCTTATAGATGAATTTTTAGAAACAATACCTCAAGTAGTATTTGATGATGATTTTAAATGTAGCAAATGTGGTAACACAAATCATATTCATATAGAGGGTATATCTAATTTTTTCGTCTAGCGCTCAATGCTGAATCATTGGGCGATTATTATCGAATTAATTTTAGTATGATGCAATTTCATCATTATAGTTTAACAGAATTAGAAAACATGTTACCATGGGAACGAGAAGTTTATCTGTCATTATTATTGAAATACATTCAGGAAGAAAACGAACGGAAAAGTAAACAGGTAAAATAATATGGCAAAAGATACTAAACAGATTGAACAAGACGTCAACAATTTATTAGACGTATTTGAAGAAATCGCAAAACATAATAAAGAGGGTTATGCTGAATTAGAGCGTGAAATCAATCAGAAATCTGCTAAATGGATGAAGCAGATGACTGATAGAACTAAACTCGCTGATGTGGCTACAAAAGATTATGATGCAGGTGCCGATTTATCATTGAAAATTTCTGAACAGTTTGTTAAAAAAGGTGCTCTTAAAAAAATAATGGAAGAAACTCTTGTTGAATTCATCAATAAGAAAGCACCAGAATTAGTAGAAAATATCCGTGATCAAATAGGTACTGATACATCACCAGAAAATTTAGATCGAATCGCCGCTAAGATTGCAGATAAGGTGCAACCAGAAACGTCATCATATCCTATTGCACAACAAAGTACTCCTTCTGGATTGCCCATACAAGATCCACAAACACCTAAGGAAGAAAAAGTTGGTAAAACAAAAATAAAGAAAAAATTATCATTTGGTCAACATGTTAAAAAGTGGGGAAGAGCAGCACTTAGATTAAATCCACTTTTAAATGATTATATGGATAAATTAGATGATGAAGATTCACGCACTAAACGTATTGAACGTGAAGAAAAAATGCAGGAAAAACTCATTGAAACTGGTGTTTCACCACGAATAGCAAAATCGACTGGATCAGTCGCCGCTAATTCTACAATTGTAAAATTATTAGAAAAAATTGAAGAAAACACAAGAGGCGGTGATGAATCTAAAAAAGAATCTATTAAACCAAACCGTAAAAAAGTAACATTAGAAGCAGTTAAACAATGGGCCGCAGATAAAATGGTTAACACCATTGGTGGTACTGATGTTGGCAGATTAGCATTGAACACATATAGTGTTGCTAAAGTAGTTGGTGGTGGTGTTAAAGATTTAATGGGTACAAATAAAGAAAATCAAGGAAAAACTGGCAATTTAGGAGACGTTAATACTACAGTTAAAAATAATACTAGTAACAATAAAATGTTTTCTTTTGTGAAAAATTTATTCAAACGAAATTCAAATGTAAATCAAAACTCTGACTCATCTATCAATCAAAACTCTGACTCATCTATCATTCAAAATAGTGATAAACTATCATTGATGAATTCATCAGTGGGTGATGTTATAAGCAAATCAACTAATTCTACAACGACAGGTACATCAAGATTTAAAAATAAACTGTTAGCGATGAATCCATTTCGAGCAAGAAACAAAGAAACGGCGGAGGACAAGTTCGAAGCATCAAAAGCTGATGATCCATTGATAGACACATTGAAACAGATTGAAAAAAATACTAATCCCAAAAAAGAGAAAAAAGAGAAAAAATCAATTTTGGGAGAAATATTTGGTGGTTTATTTGGTAAATTATTTGATGTAATCAAACCATTTTTTGAGGGTTTAATGGTGCGATTATTACCAGTATTAGCATCAATTGGTTCAGCATTATTACCATTAGCGGCTCTTGTTGCAACAACATTGATTGTTGGCGCTGCTGCTGATTGGTTACTTAAAAAAGTAGTTGGTGATCCTGGAGACATTAAAACAAGTGAAGATGCAAGAGAATCTACTAAACCAGGTTCAACATTAGACACTATACAAAAGGCAGTAGGTGGTCAAGGTTTGAAAGCTGCTGCAGATAAATCAGATGTTGAAAAAATTCAGACAGAACGCCCGACCGCTGCAAACAAAAAACGTTGGGAAACAAGAATATTTGAACAGGGTACGATGGTCACTTCAGAAGAAGCAAAAGCATTAAAAGAAAAACATGATATTGAAGTACCTGATGATCAAATCAAATCAAAGGCAATTGCAGTTAATGGGACAGCTAATAAAACATATGCAAATGCAACAGAAGAACGTATTGCAAAAGAAGAACTAGAATCAAAGAAAGCATCGTCTAATGCTTCTACTGTACCAGTTATATCTTCAAAGATAGATCCAGCAAAACCAAAATTTAATGATATTCCTAATAAAATAGAAACAGGATCACACATTAAAGAAGAATTAGAAAATAAAATTGATAAACAGGGTACTGCAAAAGCAATAGCGCCAATTATCAATAAACCAGTTACTAACATTAGTAATAACAATACATCAACATCTTTCAGATTACACCCAAGAAATCAAGATAGTTCATGGACAAGATATATGGATGGCAGATATGCGGTATAATGTATGGGATTTTAAAGAATTTGATGAATTTATTCCGTGGGGCGAAACACCAACACCAACACCTACTCCAGCACCACAAAAAAATGGGGAGCAATGCTCCCCATTTTGAATGATGATTAATTAATCATCGTCAGATGCAAGTGATTTGAAATATGCCAAATCATCATCTTCTTCACTATCTGCAACAGGTTTAGGTGCGGGTTTTGCCGCCTTCTTTGCCTTATCCACAAAATCATCATCATCTGAAGCACCTTTACTCTTTACGTTAGTAACTGCTTCACCACCAAGAACAGTTGCAAGTTTAACTTTCAATGCATCGTATTCTTTGAAATTTTCCTTAGCAACAAGTTCATTGAGATCATGAATCTTTGTGATAACATCATCAAAGTTATCTACTTTTGATTGAACGTCAAAAGTTGATTTATCGTAGTTTGCATAACCTTCAACCTTACGAATTTTCAATTTAAAATTCGCACCTTCAATTGGATCAAACGGATTAAGTGCAGCATCATCTGGATCAATAGGATTACCCTTTTCATCAACTGGTGGCTGAAGCTTATCAACAATTTTGTCAAAGATTTTTTGACCAAATTTAAACATGAACACTTTACCTTCATTGTCAGGATTTTTACTATCTTGAACAACAAGAATGTTTGTTACATATTGTAATTTACGCTTGCGTTTCCTAACAATTTCTTTATCTGATTCACGGCCACTGTTCCATAGAACACCGTTCGCCTCACATACTGGACAAGTACCTTCAATAGTAGTCGGACAATTTTCAATGAACCAACGACCATTATCGCCCTGAAATCCGTGATTATACATTTTTACAAATGGAATGTCATCTTCTGTTTTGCCAGGTAGAAAACGAATTACGCTAAATGCGTTTCCGGCTTTATCCTGTTCAGCCTTCCAATAATTTGCTTTATCATCACTGAACGTTGAACCGCCTGCTTTAGCCTTGTTAACTGCTGCCAAAAGATTACCGAATGCTTTATTTGCCATGTTTGTTGCTCCTTTAATTAGATACGATAGATACAATTATGATACGATTTTTACATTTTAACAAATCATCATTTAACTACTCCTCACCATTTATTTATACAACATTATAACAACATCTTTATTTATTGTCAATCAGTTAGGAAGGTATATGCTGGACCAGTACCATTAATAGTTGGATCCCACTGTTCATCAATGATACGTTTAACTTCAGACAAATGATCACCCTCATTATGAATGAACCATTGTGCATCTTGCATATCAGAAAATTGCTTTGTTATTTCTTGTCCATCGCTATATTTGAACCAATATTTAATCATTTCAGGTACCTTTTCCAATCATCAAAATTTCCATATTCGTGGTCAATGTCAATATCTTCTAAATTGACTTCTACAGGTTTTAATTTGCCATGCCCTTTACGTTTGGCCCGTTTATGCATATCTGTTTCATCATCAAAAAAAATCTTTTCACCATGACGTTTGTCTTTGCGAATTTTCTTTGGCTTTACAAATTCGGTAAGTTCATCAAATTGTTTCATTTTCTTTTATTATCTCCTTGAATAATTCTTTAATTTTAGCATCATCCAACGAAGGTGTGATGAATGGTGTGTATTTGTTTAGCAAAAATATTGTATCTGATACCATTGGATCTATTTCATATTCGATCCCCCATTTATCCAATACAGGAAGAATACAATGATCAAGAATAATAACAGACTCTTTGCTAATGTTTCTTGCAAGGAGTAATTGTAAAATAGGTGGTTTGTTGCCAGAAGGAGTTTTGCGAAATAAATCTTTAATGTGCTCGACTTTTTTTGTTTCCACAATTTTCGATAATACATTGAAGTCATTTTTTAAATAGTGTAATTGAGAATCTCGAATCGATTTCCATTTTAGAAAAAATTCATCCGCTTGTTGTTTAGATTGATATAACCAATTGTGATCATTGTTTACGAATTGTGCTAAACAATATTGACCAACTTGTTTGGTAGAAAAGAATTTTGATGCCCATAATTCAAATAAATGTTTGTCTCGTCTTTTGTCATATGAATTAGTATTTATTGTTTTAGATTTCCCACAATATTTGAAAACATCATATGTAGATGTGAAATGTAAGTGGAGTGCTTGGTATTTTTGAAAAAACTCATAACCATTCATTTAAGTCCATATACGATAAATTGTTAGAAAAATAATAACGGGAACTAAAATGCACCAAAGAAGTAAATCCATTTTATACATTTTACAGTCCCGGCAATTGTGCTTCGCGTTTCAATAAACCATCATTCATTGCGTCAGTTTTAATTTTACCCTTGAGATTACTTGAAATCAATTTAACAATATCCTCTGGATCGATTTCATTTTCTTTACAATAAAAAATGACGGCATCAAGATAATTAAGTCGTTTTTCAGAAACAATATTTTCTATTTCTGTTTGAAATTTGGCATCTGTAAGAAACATTATCGTGGCTTTTCAAAAGAAATTTCACCAATACGGCGCAGATTGTCAAGTTTGATATAGCTCAATTTTGGCCGAGTAATACTATTTGTCACTTCGATATAAGTGACACCATCAATTTCTTTCTTCATTGCATCTTTAATTGGATATCCATAATATACATCACCTGTAGCAATGTTTTCATATTTTTCCAATGTTACCATACGCTTGCGATTCATTTTATTTCCTGTTATAAAAGTGATTAAGTGTCGAATATTTGTCACTGAGTTCAGTATACAACCTCCATCCTTCAGTGTCATCCTCATCCATTTTGTATTGTTTAATCATATCAGGATCATTCAATAATTGCAATATTTTCTTTTCAGTTTTTGCTCGCTCGTCATAAATGAAATGCTTTAATTCATCTAAATGTCCTTCAGATTTATACACATTGAAGTCGTGAAATACAGCATTGTAGATATGAACACCATACTTGGTCTTTAGTACAATTGCGGGTTTCATGATAGGTTTGCCTTTAGAAATTGAATTGCAGATGCAAGTTGATCCATTTGCTTACGATCCATCATAAGAGTGACACATTCGCCGGGTGCGTCAATCCAAAACAATGGTTCCGGATATCCCAACTCACCATTTTGAATCATCTCATAACCAACTTCAAAATTGTTGTTATCACAATCTTTCATTATAATTTTCATTATTTACTCCGTACATTTAGAACAAAAATAAGGTGATGGTGGAATCTCACGACTAAATCCATTATCAGCAGGACCACCACAATTAGGACACACATTTATATCTTCTTCCTCTGGTTCATCACATAGAGGATCAATATGATTCGCAGCACGAAGAATGTCATCAGCAAATCTACGAGCAGCATCTGCATCAATGGCAAAAGTATTAAATGTCCCATCAACATTAAAATTAATAAAAACTTTACCTTCACCTCTGTAATTGCCAGGTCCGGCTATAAAATAATTAAACATATTCATAGTACCATATCCTTATAATCAATCATTTCGATTTTCATATCATCTGTTTCCTGTTCTTTGAATCCTGTATACACCATTGCCATATATCCAGTAGTACGTTCTTCATTTTTATGACAATCATATGTGCTACCAGACTCACCATGAAACCGATAATATGTTCCACAATCTTCTACTTTGGTAATTCCAGAATTCATCTTCCAACTATCGCTACCAAGATACCCGCCATACCATCCGGCGAATACTCGATAATGACTTTTTTCTTTGTCGGTCAATTTCAGAATCACCCAAGCATCAGGTGTGTAGTTGCTCATTTATCTTCACCTTTCACGATTGCTTTGCAAATTGCTCGTGCTTGCTCAACTGTTTGTGTTTTGTGATATGTCATACATCGTTCAGTGGCAGTTTTAGTTGTAGTCATATCACTCATGAGTACCAAACACATAATAAAAGTAAATAATATTCCAACGACAAATCCAGTGAATGCATCATTCATACTACTACTCCTTCATAACGAGGTGCACCAATAGTCTCCATCATAACATCCCATGGAGTGAAATTTTTTGCCTTCAACACTGAACGCATGATTGAAGGACTGAAACCAGAGATTAGTGCTGTACCTCCTTCTTTAAATGCAACTGGTGCATTGCCATAACTCGCATTCAAGTTCCAGAAAATAACTTTAGGAACTTCATAGTCAGCAGATGCGTACATGCGACGAATCATTGTCATTGCTGTGTCATTTGGTTCTTTAGCGCATTCATCAAACTGCATATCGCTCAAGATCAAAATGTACTTAGGCATGTTTTCTGGTTCAACATGACTAGAAATTGCAGTGGACAATACTGTCTTAAATGCAGACTCAATATTGGTATTCATGCCCCAATCTGCATTTTCCATCTCTGCCATTTGCATAACAATATTATCACCTTTCAGAACTTGCAAATGTGGTGTTGCAGAGAACGTCAAGAACGCACCTTTGAAAGCACCTTTTTGCTTGTTGGCAATATACAAACCAAGACCAACTGCAACATCCATGCATGTTACATTAGAACTACCTGCTTTGCAACCCATTGAACCTGACACATCCACCATGGGCAGAATTGCATCATCGCCCAAATAATTAGGCAATGAATCCCATTGTGCTTGTGCTACAATTTGATCGCCATGACGAATGCCTTGAATTACATCATGTGGAAAAATTGCAGATGCATTAACTTTTGCTTCACCAGAAACAAGTTTTTGCTTGTACTGTGAATAACCCATAGGATCATGGCGACCGAACGCTTGTTGATATTGCTTTGCAGCGATAGATGGAACATGTTCATAATTGATTTTCGACCAATCACCAGAACACATAGCAGTTTCAACTACTTGCGTACCATGCACAAGCATTTTGCGGTATGCCTTTGGCGACAGATTCATCCAGTTACGAAGATCAACAGCATCTTTACCTTTACGGGGCATCCATTTGCTGCACAATCCATAACCCTCGCCTTGATTGCGAAGTGTATCAGTGATATGACGGAACGCTGCTTCACGACATTCTTTCTTTGTCAAAACAAGCAAATCATCCCAGCGACCGAATGCAGGAATCAATCGGATATTCTTTACAATTGTTGAAGGTGAAATAACTTCCAGCACACCTAAAAGGTTGCGGAATGTTTGACGCTCACCTGCACCTTCTCGGACATCACGAGTCCAGAACAGAATTTTTGCAGCAGTCAAAGCATCGTCAGCAAATGCGCGAGCGAATGCAACTTTGATTCCTTCGGGATCATTGCGTGATGATCCAACATTGAAAAACAAATCAGTGCAAAGACTGCCTGTTTTATCAAGTGCAGCCATACCATTTGTGGTTACGGTTGCTTGCGGTGCAGCGATAGCTTGTGCAAATGTAGTCATTATGTATCTCCAGATTAAAGTTTAAAAGTTTGCTGTAATTAATCTAATTCAATATCAGGATGAAAGATGTTTATTGACCTCTCGGTCCGCATGGGTTATGTTTGCTGAATTCATCCTATGTTGCATATTATATATAATATCCTATTTAATGTCAATAGATGATTTAAACAAAACAGAAATCAAAATTTGAATGCCCCACATCTGTGCCCAACCTACTTCTTGAATCGCGGGAATAGCAGGCACGAGACAATAATTCCATAAAAGCATCAACGGATATGCAAGCACCAATCCAAACAAAATAGCGAACAATAATATTACTCCAACTTTTACCAGCATATATAACCTCACGAAAAAAGTTTCAAAATATTAGAAAAAATCCACAAAGCGCCCAATCCACCACTTATTACAATAAGTTGCACTAACATAGGAATTCCTACAACTAAAAACACTGCAATCAAAAACCCTATCGGCAACCAAATTGGAGCAGTTATAATTATAACAACCCATTGCATTAAAGACAAATTTAACATTACGCCATTACCGTGTAGAGTGCCAATCTTTCCCAACCTTCACCAACATCCTTGCGAAGTTTCAATACATTCAATGCACTACGTACATTCAGGTCAGTGAATTTAGCAGCGTGAGTACGCACAAAATTAAGAGCAATATTTTTGTCTTCTGTATCAGCATCCACTTGCGTGAATACATGAGCAATCCTATCCACCTTTTCATTCATTGTCAGTGTCAAATCAACTTTCATCGACCGCGACAACAGCGCTTGCGGAAATTTCACGAGCGGCAAGTTACTAATGAAAATAACACGACCTGTAAACTCGAAGCGATTCGGCAATTCTTCTTTTTCAGAAAATTCTGCACCCCAAGTGATAACACGTTTCGGTTCAGAATCAAGAGCACCCTTCAGCAGGTTTGCACCGATCGGATCTTTGTGCACTGAATCTGCATCATCAAAAATGATAATCTTGCCATTATTTTCCCACAAAGTGCGATACATTGCCTTGGCAGTGCTGTAACCCTTGATAACGACAAAATCACCATTCCAGTCACCAATCGATTCTTCTTTCAAACCCATTTTTTTAAGAGTGTTGATTACCGTGTAGGTTTTGCCCAAACCACCGTCACCAGTGATAATCAGGGAATTCATAACCTTGCGCTTGATCATGCCAACGAACTGTTCGATGAATTCGAAACGCTCATCAACTGAGAATTCGCATTTTTCATCTTTGACCGGAGCTGCCATCGTTTCAATAGCACGATCCGTATCAATATTGATACCAAATTGCTTTGCCTTGCGGCCCATGTAATATTCTGTGCCTTTGGCAACAACTTTGCCATT